CTAAACATTATGTGATTTCCAGAGCAACAATCTCTATCACCACATTTCATACAATTATCACAAACCCACTCTTTTTGATTACGACATTTGACGAAATCTTCAAGAGTATAGTTTTGAAGAAGGTTAGTCATCAGGTGTCTGTGTGTATAAGAGTATTATAGGGCATCACAGGGATCTCTGGGTGCTCTGCTGTGCCAGTTTGATTTGTGTCACATGGAGAATACCAGAGTCGAACTGGTGACTAATGCTTGCAAAGCACTCATTTTACCACTAAACTAATTCCCCAAACTGGGATAGCAAGACTCGAACTTGCAACCAGAGAGTTAACAGCTCCCTGCTCTGCCATTGAGCTATATCCCAATACTATTCTTCTTTAATAATATACTCAACTGTATTTGCTATGTCATTCATAGCATCACGCAAATGTTGTTGACTACCTGCGTGCATTTCAAGAGATGAGTCTGTTAGAGTCCATCTCCACAGTTTCATTTCTTCATTATACCACAGATTGATTATCATTCTTGAAATACTCCAGTTCTATCCATTTAAGAAGAGTATTGTAAGCATAAATTGATGCTTCAGTGCAATTATCTTCTTTGAGTTTATAAATGTAATACTCAAGTGCTTCAATGACCATTTGACGGTCCATTTGTGAAATAAGAGACATAACAATAATTCAATTGTTTGGAGATATTTATTCTCCAAGTCCGGATAACAGGATTTGAACCTGTATTATTCCTGCTCCCAAAGCAGGTGCCATGACCAAGTTAGGCGATATCCGGAAGGTGGGAAATCACAGATTCGAACTGTGGACTCTCTGAATGTAAATCAGATACTCTAACCACTGAGTTAATCTCCCAAGAGTGTTGTTATCGGACAACACACAAACCGGTGATACAATACTGAAGTAATTGCTAACTCCCCACAGGCATCAACAACACTTTCAGTAAGGTTAGCATCTTTCTATGCTATGTGCATAGAGATTACTAACGGAAAGGAGAGGATTCGAACCTCCGGAGGCTTTCACCTCTTTTGTTTTCAAGACAAACGCCTTAAACCACTCGGCCACCTTTCCATTATGTTGGGGATTTCTCCCCATATTTATTACATCTGAATAGGAACAAGAACACTATTATTCTTGAGTTTGGCAATCAGTTTGCCAACACTCTCAGCAGTGCGAACTTGATCTTCCACAGTCTGAGGATTCTCACATGCAAAGACATAAGATTTATCAGGATTGCTATGGTAGGTCACACCAACTTGATTTTCATCATAGTCAAAAGAGACTTCAGAGATAGCAGAAGACTCAACATTGAGAATAACAGAAACAGACATTTGCCTTTGATTGATTACTTTGTAATGATAGCAGGTTTGGAGCAAAAAGTCAAGGGGTGTGTGCCACTTAGGCAAGTGTCACATTCTTCCAGTTATCTCTATAGATCAATAGTAAAACATTACTATTGACTGGATTGAATGTTGCATAATGCTCACAAACAAATACAATTTTGCCTGTCATGTCTTTGTATGAAACAGACATTTTTTCTTCAAGAATCATACTATGGGATCGCCTTTACCTTCTAGAGATTGAACAAGAAATGCAGTAAACATTTCCATTTTTTCTGGATGTACTGCTGCTGGATTTTCATTGATTGCATTTTTAAGTGCAACCAACTCATTCCATTCTGCTGTTGTTAGATCTTTTTTTGTGTTTCTGGAGAATGTCATGTGTGTCCTGTAATGTTAGCATACTCTAACATAACTATCTAGGTTTGCTTGATTTCTTAAGGTTCTTTTTGGTTTTGTGTAAAGTTTTCTAAAGCATCTAGATCATCTTTTAGATCTTTTTCTCTTTTTTCATCATGATAATAAGACCACAGAGCATTGTGGACTTCCATCAGATGATCTACCCAGAATCCTGATGGATAGATTCCTAGAGCATCTTGCAGTCCTCTGTGTGATGTTCCTTCACTTTCTGCTTTACACATAATGTAGCAAATTGCTTGCACCATGTCTAGTTTATCAGACTCAGAAAGCATAAAATACTTTCCTACTGCACGTTGCTTTGCCTCTTCAGTTTCTTTTTGAAGTTGCTTACAAGCATCAGAATCCCACCACTCTTGAAATGGATTTTTATTCTGAGAATGGTCCCCAGTTTCCACTGCTTCCCTCCTGTCTATTTTCTAATTTATCTAAAAGATCATCTGTGCTAATCACACCATCAATCCTATGAATTAGATCTGCAATCACAGATACTACCATAGGTCTTTCTGATCTTGCAGCATAAGATAGAGCATTTCTTAAACAAGATTCTGCTTCTCTTAAACTTTCCTCAACTGGTTGTGCCAATGCCATCATCATCCTCCATAATCATGCAATCAATACAAGACTTTAATTCTAACACATCATCATGAGAAAGTCCATCTAATGTGATGGCATGTTGATCTGTAAATGCTATAGTAAGTGAATACCCATCATCTTCATTGTATCCACCACAAGTTTGAATAGGATCAATTTTCATCAACATTCATCCATTGCTAAATCTTTTGAAATCTTACGCAAAGACCAAGAATTATCCCCATTATCAATCCACTCAAGAACATCACCTTCTTTCCAACCAGTGATCTCTATGAGTTCATCTGGGAAAGTAACAACACAATCTCCATTGTCACAATCTACAGGAACAACCCATGATTTCTTTTCTTTAGAATCTTCCATGAGTTTTCTATCCTGCTCATCTTGATATTCTCTTGCAGCAGGAATTACAACACTCCATGTTTTTTGAAACTCTCTATCAAAAGTCTCAGTATAAAAATTAACTAGATCAATTGCAGCATACAAAAGTTTTTCTGCACCATCATAATCACTATTTTCTAGACTAATAGTTGCAGCAAAAAGAACTTCTTTAACACCACTGAGTTTGGAACTATTCATGTCCAACTCATTCATTGCTTCCCAAACTTTTTGATAGTCAGACATCTTGAAATTCTTTTAGTTTTTCCTGTATTGACTCCACTATCATAGCAGTTAATTGCTCCTCTGTCATGGTGTTAAGGACAGTATAACGACTGTCACACTCATCCCAATAAATGGTCATTGATCCATCATCTTCAAAAACAACTGTCAAAGAATCATCAGTCTCTTGGTTTTGGTTTGTTACACTCATTACAATAATAGGAATAACCTGATTTAAAATGTTTTACTAGTTGATAGTGATTTATATCCAGTGGTTTTTCTTCACCACATTTAGAGCAAACTCTAGTTTGGATGGTAATTGCCATCCCACTCAGATTTTTCTTTTTTACGTAAACTCTTAAGTTCTTTGTAAAGTTCCTTGATTTGCTGATAAGCATCTTCTGGCGAGATCTTATCTGCAATTTCAAGTCCTGCAATGAGTCCAACTTTATCCCCAAAACGAGCAAGTGCTCTTTCAAATTCAGTAAGTGATTCATACATTGTCAATACATCCAAATTGTTCAGCAACTATATCTATACGACGATCAATTGCTTCTAATGAGTTCATCAATTCATATAATGTATTCGTAGTCTCTATATTTTCCTCTTCTAACTTTTGAATTCTTTCTTCTAACTTTGCAACTACATCAAGTATGCTGGGAGGTTGATTTATTCCCCATTTCTTATGAAACCAATAAGGATCTTGTTGTGTCATATTATACCAACCTCTTTAAGATAATTTCTATACCTCATGTATCTTCCCAAATGAGGTTGACCAGGCACTTGCAAACTATAACAACACTCACAGTATGATAACCACTCATACCATGGAGTTGTTGGGTCCAGAGTTGGAAACTGGGAGTCGCTGATTATCGATGTAAATTTCAATTCCATTGTCATTCCAGTGCCTAATTACTCCTGCGCAGATGAATAGATTGGTAATCAAATATGTACCAAAAATAATAGTTCTAACTATTGCTACTTGATCTGCTACTTGATCTCTTTTGTGTGCTTTTTCTCCTAGTGCCTTTGCCCATAATCTCCACATTGTTTGTTGATACCTCATAATCTTTGGAGACAAGTTTATGCCTGTCAATGTACTTTTGAAAATGTGCTTCACACTGAAACCAACAAGTTTTTTTATCTTTTCCGTCTTTATGTACTAATTTAATTGGAAAGTTTTCATAAGGAAAATCAGTCATTAAAACATGTCCTCACGTTTTCCAACAATGTACCCAATGATTATACCACACATAAATGCTACAAACAAGTATAGCATGTGTCCAATAAAATCAATAAAATCCATTAAGTAGGTTGCTCCCTTCTTTGTGTGTATATTGAACCAAATGTTTTTGATAAAATCTCTTCACAAACTTTTTGTTCACCACCTCTGAATGAGGCACCATGAACCTGATAATGTTTAATTGCAAAATAAATGATTCTGCATTCTTCTGGAGTGAAATTCATTGTAATTCTCTAGATCAACTATCTATAGAATAATTCTCTTCAAAATCAAACCAACTGTCAAGAGAGTTCATAATCTCAGTCACAATAGCATCAGCAGCAGCATCTACATCTGGATTAGGATTGTGTTTGTGAGCACGATTCCAACCAAATCTAACACCTTCTTCAAGTGCCATTTCTAACACATTACGGAACTTTGGTTTCATTATCTTCCATGATAAGTTTACGAATACCAGTCACAAAATAGGCATAATCACGTGTTTCTGTGACATTCTTAATTTCACCACAAACATCACATTTACCCTCCCATACAGAAGAACAACCTACAGAATACACACCATACTTATCACCACAATCAAAACATGTTTGATAAGCATCTTTGAGTTTCTTAATAAGTTTTTTGTTGGACATGAGGAATCTATGAATACAATGTATTATAGCACCTCATCCTCCTTCTGAGAGAGTTCCTGTGACAGTTCCTTAACTGTCCTCATGTACTTTCTCATCATCCACCATCTACCTATAGGAGAGGAGAGAATGGCAGGATGAAATCTAATCATCCAGAACATTCTCTCCACATTTAACTTAGTAGATTTTGTAAGTAATATAATATATTCAGAAACATTTTGATCTATTATCATCATTGTTACAATGATAACAAATGCAGTAAACAATGAGTAATAATAGATCATGGAGTCTTCCTCAAGAAATTGAGATAGTCCAGCAGTTGCTGTTTAACTATATCTAGTTCAATCTCACATCCTTCATTTTTTGCTCTAGTTCTAATCTCATGGTGTGCAGTATGTAAATCCTCCACCATGAGATCTATTGCTCTATTTTTTCTTAGATCCATCTTTAGTGATAGTAACTGGACAGGTAGGAACTAATGCCTTTAATTCAGCAATTATTTCTTGTTTTTGTACACTAGAAAGCCCAACAACAGAGGTAACTCTATTAACAATAGAAATTGCTTGTGGGCAACTAATTACTGTTGAAAGCACTAGAGGAATCATACACCCTCCAAATCTAATTATATCTATCAGATTTTAATCCAGTTATCATTTTCAAGTGTCCAATTAGTAACATCTGCAATTCTTTCTCTTACAGATTTAGAAGGTTCCCATCCTAGTTCTTTCATCTTAGAACCATCAAGAGCATACCTAAGATCATGCCCAGGTCTTGAAGAATGAAAATCTACAAGTTCATACTTAAGTTCTTTTCCTTGTGCCTCTGCAATAATCTGAGCAAGTTCAAGATTGTTAAGTTCTTCAGAACCTACAATGTTAAACTTAGGACACTTTGCACCACCATAGGTAGTTTCAATAAACTTCTTGCTTGCAAGGAAGAGAACAGCATCTGCCACATCTTCAGCATGAATGTAATGTCTTGATCCAGGAACAGTTTTAGTTGAGTCACTGTGAATTGTGACAGTTTCACCATCCCTAATCTTCTTAATACACATAGGAATATACTTCTCTGGGTGCTGACGTTCACCAAACACATTCATTGTGTGGGTAACATAAACAGGCAACCCATAGGTATTCTCATATGCTACAGCAAGTTCTTCGCCACCTGCTTTTGATGCACTGTAAGGATTGGTAGAATTATATCTATCATTCTCTTTGTATTTGATACCATCAGGAGCAGGACCAAATACTTCATCAGTGCTGAAATAAATGAATCTTTTCAGGTTTTCTTGTGTTCTAGAAAACTCAAGGATGTTGCAAGTGCCCACAACATTATCCATCACAAATTCCATAGGATACTCAATGCTCCTATCAACATGAGAACCAGCAGCAAGGTGGAAGATAAAATCTACCCTACCAATTTGTGATTTGATTAGAGGATTAAGTTCTGCTTTCAGATCATGAAATACTACTTTCACTCTTTTTCTTTCATCAGCAGAACATCCTGAGACTAGAAGATCATCCAATCTATTCAGGTTTCCACTGTAATCTAAACGATCAAGAGTTACAACCTCCCAATCAGTTTCTTTAAGAATTTTACCAATCAAGTGGTGAGCAATAAATCCTGCACCACCAGTAATAAGCGCTCTTGTCATAAATCAATCAAGGTAATAGTCTGTATTGTCTACCAATTCCCAATCTAGATCAAGATTCTCAAGGAATTGGATTAGTTCATGGTCATTGTCAGGAAGAACATCATCTTCCTCAAGAGTAAAACATGCCTCACATAAAGCAGGTCCATATTCAGGAGGATCTAGAAGAGTTGGTGCATGTGTTACCACTGCATCTTCAATTACAGCAGAAACATAAATGCTCCCATCCTCATGAGGATTCACAGTATCAATGCTGATAATACTCATTTCTTTTTCATCTCCCTTTGAACAAACTTTTTGGCAGTTTCCATATTTAGATGGACAGAGATCTGCTGTCCCATGTGAATGGACATGAACTTTTTTCCAAATGGAATGATTGCCCACTCCATATTTTTACTGACCCATCCTAACTGTTCTTCTTCCATATGTCAAGTAAATAACGTTTCAGGAGGGACTTGAACCCCCGACCAACTGCTTAGAAGGCAGATGCTCTATCCGACTGAGCTACTGAAACAGGTAGAGAGTGGTTGGACTCGAACCAACTACTGTAAGCATTGTCTGCTTCCCTTACCCTTTGGGTTCACTCTCTGTGGGGCAACCTTCCACCCCTACATATTACCTTGAGTAATCATCAAAGTCAACATCAGGATGCAGAAATTCCAAGTAATCTTCGTAATCAACACCAAGATATTCTGCAAACTGCCTTAACTCTTCAGAATGCTCTTTGGTAATAAGTTCTTCTATGTTTTGGACCATAGTAACCTCCTCAATAACCATATCTAGAGATCATCTGATCCATTCTATCCTCTCTGTATTCATCTTCTATTTCTTCTGATTTATTCTCTTCTAGTTCCTCATAGATGGTATCACCATCTTTCTCTAGAAAAAGGGAAGTCATAGTAGATTCTACATGCAAGGGTTGTTTTATATATGTAGGAAAGGGATTACTCCCCCTCCTGTTGCTGGAACTCAGCATCAATCTTGTCATACAACTCCACAAATGTGGACTTGGTTTCATCATCAAAGCGATTCAGACAGACTTTAAGTGCCTTGTCTTTCTTGCCAAAGATAGCATATGCTTTCATAATGTGAACAAGACGACGAGTGGAGATCACTTCATCAATACCACCATCAGCAAAGGTTTTACGAATGATGTCAGACCAGTTACACAGATGTTTGATAAAATCTGTGTGCTCTCCAATCATAGGGATGTTAAGGGATTCTGCAACTTTTGTCAAGATCTTTGCCTCAACGGATACAGTAGGATATTCTTGCTCAAAGGTGATAGGGAACCTCTCCAAGAATGCTTCATTCAGCACGTTGGTGCCAATGAACCTACCATCATCAGAACCCTTACCCTTGGTGTTTGCAGTAGCAAACACAGTGAATCCTGCCTTAGGCATGATATGCTTACCAATCTTTTTCAGGAAGACACCTTTACCTTCCAGAACAGATTGCAGACACATAATTTTATTGGATGCAAGGTCAAGTTCATCCAAAAGGAGAACAGCACCACGCTCCATTGCCTCTACAACAGGACCATTGTGCCATACAGTTTCACCATTAACTAGACGAAAACCACCAATAAGATCATCCTCATCAGTTTCAATAGTGATGTTGACACGAATCAACTCACGACCCAGTTGAGCACATGCTTGCTCAACACCAAATGTTTTACCATTGCCACTGAGACCAGTGATAAAGGCAGGGTAAAAAAGACCAGAAGATACAACTTTCTTAATATCACTAAAGTTACCAAAGCTGACGAAGGTAGCATCTTTTTTGGGAATAAGATTTTGTTTCACAGCAGCAAGAGTTTGAACAGTATCAGTTCCTTCTGCAGCAGGAGCATTATAGGTTTGTTCAAGTTCTTTCACTGTTGCCTCCAGATTCCATTTGCCACGACCAACTTTATATTGTTGAAGATACTTAGATGCAGTTGCATAACTAGTATTCATCTGTGTTGCAACAGACTTTACTGCATCAGCAGAAACTTCTGTGCCAAATTGTTCTTTGAGTAGTGAAACAAGTTGTTCTTGCATGGTCTTGGGTTGATTACTTTGTAATGATAGCATGGATTCTGGAAAAGAGGAGGGTCTAGTGGACACCTCCTCAACTGTCACATCAGGCAATCAGATCAACAAACGAAGAGAGCAGTTTCTTATTTGTTTTCTTTCTACCAAGCATCTTCACAAATGCAGATTTGATTTTAGCATTTGTTGCACCTTCCTCTACATCAAAGGATTCATCCTGAGACAGAGAGTTAGTAGGAAGAACATTGAATTGATCAAATCCAGTACCAGTAAAGGTAATGAATTGTTCTTTCTTATACTTTGCTCTTACTTGGTCATAGGAACCACACTCTTTGCCATACCATTGATAGCAGTTATGGAAATCTTTACCAGGAACAACTCTGAAGTTGATAAAGTTTACAGTAGGAAACTTATCCTTCAGTGAAGTAAGAAGAACTTTGGCATACTGTGGGAAGTTAGCATACTCAAAGGAAGGATAGATTCTTCCAGTCTTCCTATCACGCAGAGTTGTTTTATAGTTTTTAGTGTAACCAATATAATCCTCACCATAATTACTTTTCTTGACCTTGGTGATTGCATTGACATAACCTTCACCATCAGTCAGAAAGACAACATTGACTTTTTGAAGTTTATTCTCTCTCTGAAACTGAGGGATCAAAGAATGCAGAGCAATCATGGTATCACCAAGAGGAGAACCAGACAGTTCAAGATGACGAGGATAACCAAAGTTTCCCTTCTGAAATGCCCAGCAACATGCCCAGATATTCTTCATCTGCTCTTCCATTTCACGAGCATTGACTTTGCTGGTGAAGATATTTAGAAGTCTAAATGATTTTTCTGGAGCAAGTACAGCATCCTTCATCTCAATCACATTAGGATGATTGGGTTGAATATCAACATAAGCATTGCAATCCACACTGAAAGCATAGACTTCAAATGGAATATTGACTTTTCTACAGAACCAAATCAGGTTGAACAGTTGCTTACAAGTATCCAGCATCCAATGTGCCATAGAACCTGACCAGTCAAGGATAAAGATCAGTCCATGATTCTTGCCATCAGGAATCACTGAAACCTTCCTGAACAGGTCCTCATTGTACTTGTAAGTGTGGAGTTTGGAAGTATCCAACACACCAGTTCTTGCAGTTGTAGAACGTGCATACTGATCTGCAGATTTCTTACACTCAAACTCTTTGACAAGGTAATTAACTTCCTTGACTGCAGAAGATTTGTACTGCTGGAATTCTTGAATCACAGCAGGATATTCTCCACGAACCCAAGTATTTGCATCTTTACTGTAATACTCAGATGCTTTCTCATGGATGTAGGAATTGGGAATGATTACATTCTCAAGATACACCTTAGGAAGTTCTACATAGGTAGTTTCCTGAGCATAAGTATTGGTAAGATTCTGAGACTTTTCATCAAAGGATTGTGAAGTTTTAGACTCAAGTTCATCAACATCACCATGCTCTCTAGATGCTTCATTGCCACCACCATCAGGTGCTTCCTGTTGCATGGTAACATCAGATTCATCCTCAAAATCCTCACCAGAAGTAGAAGATGATTGAGATTCTTGTTCAATTTCAGTCTTATCACCATTCTCAGATTCACCTTGATTTTGTTCAGAATTCTGAGGAAGATCTACTTCTTCCCCACTTTCCCCCTGATTTTGAACAATTTCAGGCATTTCAGTGAGTTCCTTACGCTTGTACTTGACAAACTCAACAATCTCACGAGCAATATCAAGAACTTCTTTAAAAGTTTCCAGTTTGCTGATGCGAGTCAGAAACTCATTCTCTTCATCAGAGAAAGCAATGTTATGAAATGCACCAATCTTGAAATACATGTTGATGCGATCAATGAATGAAAGATCATCCAGATTAGTATCCTGAGTAGAGAAGAAATCCTCAGCATTCAGTTCATTGTAACCATTGTAGAAAGTCTTAGAAAGACCAGGATATTTTTTCTTCATCAGACGCTCTACACGAACATCTTCAATCACATTGATAAAATCCTTAGGAACATCAGGATAATCAATGGTCCAATCAATGTTGTCAGTGAACAGAGCATGACCAACCTCATGACCAACAAGAAGGTCATAAACAGTTGCAGATGCTTTATCCCACATAGGCAGAGTCAGAACCCTGCGATCCACATCAAAACATGCTGTAGGCACTTTCTTGTGCTCAATGATAAGATTCTCAGTTGCCAAGCATTTGGCAAGAGAACCTTTAACTTCAAGATTGACTGGCATGTGTGATTTCTTTACTGTCCTTACAGGATAGCATAAAAAAGGAGGGGCACCACCCCCTCCTAGGACACTAATTAAACCGTCCACCACCAAAGACGGGTCTGGGGTCTCAAAGTCACAAAGAACCCTCAAGACTTTTACACTATACCATGACCATATAGGGGTGTCAAGTTGACAAGATCTCAAACCATGAGTAGGATCACTCTGTTAAGGTTCAAGATAATATATTAAAGAAAAATACTTGAAATAATCTACTGTTTTCTGGAATATCTCCAAAGTATCCTGTTGCAGTATGAAATTGTTTTGCATTATAAATTACACATCTATTGTATACATTTTCAACATAATCAATCTCTTCCCAACACTTAGGATTTAAAATTTCATCTACTGGAATAAAGTCATAATATTGTTCATGAGTTTTTTTGCTTCTTTTATGTTTATAAAATGCAGTTCCACATCTAGATGGAGGATTTGGATGTAGATATACTACTGCAGCATAATCATTTCTTTTATCTGCATGTACCCAAGTTTTAGAATCTCTTGTACAATATTGGAAAGACCCATTTGAAATAGTATTATCATCACAAATAACTAAATCACTATTTTTTATTTTTAATTCATTAGTATCAAAATCATATTCTAAAAAATCATAATCAGTTTGGTTTAAATTTATTGTTTGTTGAAAAATCCATCTTTTTGGATCTATTTTTAGATTAGTTTCTTTTTCTATTTTTTCTTTATTAATTAGTAAATTATTTAAAGGGCAGTTTGTTCTGTAACCAGGAAAAGCTCTTAATCCAAATTGTTTTTCTCTTCCTATTTCTGAATTTTTATTCAAAGAATCTATAGCAAGATCTCTAATATTATTTGGAGATTCATACCAATTATCAATAATATAATATTCACTCATATTTGAACTTGAAAAACAAAATTGGGATCTATAAAATCGAAGAAAAATACTTGAGTCAATCTAGAGTTTTCTGCTGTTGTTCCAAAAAATTTAGATGCTGTATGAAAATACTTTCCTTCATAAATTATGCATCTATTGTATACATTTTCAACATAATCAATTTCTTCCCAACTATCTTCATTTAAAGATTCTTCTGGAGAGAGAAATTCAAAATTAGACTCTTCTAATGTACCATTATTTAATATCTCAGTTGAAATATAAGATTTTCCAGTTTTTTTTCTTTTATGGAAAGAAGTTCCTGTTCCTTTTGGAGGGTCTGGGTGTAAATATATTACTGCAGCCCATTCACTTCCTTGATCAGAATGAATCCAACTTGTAGTGCCTTCTGGAATATATTGAAAACTACAATTACTAGATCTAGAGTGGAAATCTATATGTAAATTGTGTTCTTTTAATTTTGGTTTCATGGCAAGCATGTCCATTTCAAACAAACTTAAGTCTTCACAATCTACAGAAGACTTACATATCCATGAAGTTTCTTTGATTCTATTACTTAAATGTGCTTGAAATTTTTTTAAATTTAAAACTGCATTATCTACTGTAGTTTTACATCTAAATCCAGGATAAAACCCAGGAAATCCTCCATTTTGATCAGAGTTTCCATTAGTAGATTCTATTTTAAATCTTTCTAAAGCTAAATTGCGAATTTCATCTGGATCATCATACCAGTTATCTATAATTTTATGAATCATAATAAAATAATAACAAATTATTCTGGTTTTGGATTTTGTTCTTTAACTTCTTTGACTGAATTGAACCAAGTACCTTCCGATAAAGCAACACCTGCTTTTATGTCATCATAAAGCATAGCTAATTGTTGTTCTATTTTTGGATAATTAAGAAATCTATTTCTAGCATATTCTTCTGCTTCCCATTCTGCCATTAATTCTGCTAGTTTAGCATCAGTTTCTTCTACTGTTGGAGGAGGATTTGGATTTCCTTCAGACCAATACAAAGTATCCCAATCATAATTGTCTCTTCCAGGAGCTCCGTTATTTCCTGTCGCAAGAGATATTGAAAATCCATGATTTGGTCTCAATGCAGCAATAGCATCAGGAATTTCTGGTCTTTTCTTAAAGGTTTCTCTTAATTTAGATATTGGCATAATAATCAATCATTTTTCTTTATTTATGAAAAAAATTAAGCATAAATTTCAAACAAATATGCATAAGACATTGTGGTTTCATAGGACGCCTGTCCCCAAGAATCAAAAGTTCTGTTTACGAAATTGTTTTGGCCTCCATTGGGATTTCTTAATGCTAATCCAATATCAACTTTACTTGTAGTGTTGGCAACAAAACTATAATTGATAACATTATTTGCTGGAGTGGAACTATTATTTCCATCATACCATCCTGGAGAAATGCCAGAATAATTAACATTCCCTATTGAATTATTGTATCCTTGCTCTCCTGCAGTAGTTATTAATCCCCAAGATCCACTTCCTACTTTTTTAAACACAGTAAAAAGAGTGTCATTATGTATTTCTCCAGAAAGATTCCACTCACACATAATTACATTTGTTGTTCTTTTTGGGGTTACTGTTAGAACTAAATCTGGAATTCTTGTTCCATCCCCAGTAGTGCATAAAATATTGTATTGTGCAAAGGAAGAAATATAATAAGAATCTACTATAGTTCCAGTGACACCAGCTAAACTTCTACCTGATGTATTTTGAACTGTGTTTACATTTAAATATCCCATTTTAGTATCCTCTTAGGTAACACATATTATCAATAAGTTCCATTATTAGATATTTCATAAATTACTCCACAAGTTACTGCATTTTCATAGTTATTCTGTCCAGAACTGGCAACTGTTCTATTTAAATAGAAAGTACGATCACTTCCTCCAGTTTCAGTTGTTTGTAATGTATATTCAAGTCTCCCTGTCAATTGTGCTGGCCCAAAATATGTAAATACTCTAGTTCCTAAGGTAGAGTTTGCATCGCCATCATAAAATCCACCAATGTTCCATGACCAATATCCACCAGTATTTCCACCACCTAATTGGTTTGGTCCAGTAGCTCCTTGCATTGGATTAATATGAGCACCATTTCTAAGAATAAACCAACCAAGATCTCCTTCTGCTGGGGCTTCTCCTGAAATTTGCCATTGACACATGACCCAATGATCAGGTGATTCAACATTTTCAAGAACTAAAGCTGGCATGACTAGTTGAGATTCATTACCATACCATTCTCTATATGAATATGAAAAAGTGGTTATGCTATCGTTCCTAACATAATTACATTGAAGAATATTTCCTCTAAATGGAATGATAGTTTGTCCAGAGAGATTATTTACATAATCTGCGTTTACTGTACTCATTGTGCTACCTCTATGATTTGTCCTGTAGAAAAACAATTCTCATAATTAGTTTGTCCAACTGCCCCTATAGTTCTGTTTTGATACCAAGTTCTATTTCCCCCATTAGAACCAAGGAAATACACAGAATAATATCTAGAAGTTGTGCTTCCTGCTATTTGACTGTAAAGTATGCAGTATTTGTTTCCTGTTGAGTTTTGATCTTGGTCAAAGAATCCTGCAGAATATCCAGACCAGTTATTGGTCCCTGCATTAGAATTATACCCTGTTTCGCCTGCAGTTGTTATAAGAGATCCATCTCTATGAATTCTAAAAATTGTATCATGATCATTTACCTCTCCAAATAATTGAAATTTAATAATCAATCTACTATTTGAAAACTTTGGAGCTATGGTTAATCTTAATCCAGATATTTCTGTCCATCCACTACTAGAAATTGTAGTAATGGTATCCATCCTAGCATTAACAACCTGAACAACAGCTTGGGGAGATTTGTAAAGTACAGACCCCGACCTTTCATTTACGATCTTATCAGTAATTAAAGTGCTCATAAATCTAAGTAACTACAATACTTTACTTTTACTTCCTTTATTTATAATTAATTATCAGATGCAGTCCCTTTAACTATCACTGATCCCTCTATTGCTTTAACTGTTGTTGACCCAGTATCATACAACACATCATAATAATATCTGCCAATTGGGATTGTTGATGTAACTGTGCTGGCTACTGATAAATTCACCACGCCATTTCCAGAGTAAACAACTGTTATTGGATATGATGTATCTGATCCATAATGTTTTTTTATTTTAGAGGTTAAAGTGTATCCAGTTAAATTTAATGGAGATCCATTTTGTTTTACTGTTACATTAAGAGAAAAATCTGTTCCTCTGTCTATATTAAAATTTACATAAGATAAAGACATATTTCTTGTTCCTTATAGAATGTTCCAAATGCCACCAGAACTGACAGTAACAGTGATTCCATTATTAATTGTTACAGGTCCTATACTTGCCTCATTATAAGTTGTTCCAACTGTGTAATTTGCTGCAATTGTTTTTATATTTCTATAAAATGGAACTGTTGTTAATGTTACACTTCCAGCACAAGTTAATGGTCCATCAAATGCTAGTTCTCCAGTTCCTGGGTTAAAAGTAAATGCTGTTGCACTTGTTCTAACTCTTGGTACTGTGTCTACTCCAGAACCACTGACAAACATGGGATAATATGTCCCATTAGCAGTTGTATTTGTAGCATTAATTTGATTAGATGGTCCAGGTGCACCTTGGAATCCTTGGAATCCTTGAGGTCCTTGTGGTCCAATTGCACCAAATGTCCCTTGAGATCCATTAACACCCTGAACACCTTGGAACCCTTGTGCACCTTGAACCCCTTGAGTTCCTTGTGATCCTTGTGGTCCTCTTGGTCCCTGTGGTCCAATTGGACCATCAGTTCCTTGTCCACCTGAAGCACCAGGAGATCCTTGTGAACCTTGTGGTCCAACTGGTCCTTGAGGTCCTTGGAAACCTTGAACACCCTGAGGTCCTCTTTCCCCTTGTGGTCCAATTGGTCCCTGTGGTCCTTGCAAACCTTGAGGTCCTTGAGCTCCTTGTGGTCCAATTTCTCCTTGAGGTCCATAAGGTCCTTGTGGTCCTTGGAATCCTTGAGCACCTTGAGGTCCTGCATTTCCTTGAGGTCCAAATCCTTGTGGACCTTGAGCTCCTGTTACCCCAGTATCCCCTTGATTTCCTTGTGGACCTACAGAACCCTGTGGTCCAATAAATCCTTGAGGTCCCTGTACACCTTGAGGTCCTCTGGCACCAGTGGTTCCTTGAGCACCTTGTGGTCCTATATTTCCTTGTGGTCCTATATCTCCTTGGAATCCTTGAGGTCCTTGTGGTCCTCTAAATCCTTGTGGTCCTTGTCCTCCTTGTGGTCCAGTTACATATCCAGCATCAACATAAGATGTTCCATTACAAACATATAAATGTCCATCTGCAGTGACAATATAAGCATCTCCAACTGTAGTTCCATTACAAGTTGGAAGTGCTCCAACAGTTGCATATGCACCCAGAATTTGAATGGCAGTTCCAGGTGCACCTTGTGGACCTTGGAATCCTTGAGGTCCTTGTGGTCCAATTGGTCCCTGTGGACCTTGAGCACCTTGTGGTCCAGTTCCTTGTGGTCCTTGAGTTCCTTGTGGTCCTCTAATTCCCTGTGGTCCTTGTGGTCCTGGGTTTCCTTGTGGTCCTTGTGGACCTTGTACACCTTGAGGTCCTCTAGAACCTTGAGGTCCTAATACGCCTTGAGCACCTTGTGGCCCTTGGAATCCTTGAGGTCCTATATCCCCCTGAATACCTTGAGGTCCTCTAGACCCTTGTGGACCTAATCCTTGAGCACCTTGTGGTCCAAGTAATCCTTGTGGTCCTCTGTTTCCAACTTCCCCAGGAAGTCCTTGTGGTCCAGTAAGTCCTTGAGATCCTTGAGGTCCTCTAAATCCTTGAGGACCTTGTGGACCTTGGAATCCTTGGAATCCTTGATTTCCTTGTGGTCCTTGGAATCCTTGAGCTCCTTGTGGACCTTGGAATCCTTGTGGACCTTGTGGACCAATAAATCCTTGTGGTCCTTGGAATCCTTGTGGTCCTTGTACACCCTGTGGTCCTTGTGGTCCTCTAAATCCTTGAGGTCCTAATTCTCCTTGTGGTCCCTGTACACCCTGTGGTCCTCTATTTCCTTGAGGTCCAAATCCTTGGGGTCCTTGTACACCTTGAGGTCCTTGTACACCTTGAGGTCCTCTTTCTCCTTGAGGTCCAATTGCACCTTGAACCCCTTGGAATCCTTGGAAACCTTGTGGTCCTCTAGATCCTTGTGGACCTTGGAATCCTTGTGGTCCCTGTGGTCCAATTGGTCCTTGTGGTCCTTGAGATCCTTGTGGTCCTCTAAATCCTTGAGCACCTTGAGGTCCTTGGAATCCTTGAGGTCCTTGTGGTCCTAATCCTCCAGCAACATTTGTCCAAGTAAATCCTGCTCCTGGACCTAATGATGTTAAAACTTTTGGATATGTTCCTACATCCCCTTCATAGTTAGCAATATCTCCACCAATTCTGGTTGTTGTTACACCAATATCTACTCCAACTCTTGGTGTTGTGCTGCCAATACCTAGTCTATTAGTGCCTGGAATGAAAACTAAAGAATTTGGTTTAATATCAAAGGCAGTTACAACACCTGGAGCTCTTTGACTTGTAAATCCAATATAGTAAGCATTTGAATCTGATGGTTCATTTGCAGAAATTGATGCTGTAATAATTACAGTAGCAATTCCAACTCCACCAGGGACAACTGGCATTACAGTCACGCCAGTTCCAACAAAATTTAACTGAGTAATAGATCCTGCAGTTCCAATTATATTTCCTTCATCTCTAACTGTAATTCCTCTATCAATAACTCCTGGAGGAAGTTGTTGCCAATATCTTTTTCCTGGGTCAGTATCTACAGCTACAAGAATGTACTGTTGACCAATTGGAGGATTATCACCAGGGGGATCCCCTAAATTAGGTTCAGCTTGATTTAACCCAAGATATTGGTATCTATCAGCTGTTAATCTGGATTGGGGGGTCTTTATTACCCTGCGACTGACGTACTTTGCCATTATTGATTAAGAGTTTCCAGAATGCTTACAGTATACTTAAGATGATTTGGAACTGATGTAGAAATTCCACTCATTACAATTGCATCATTTTTTAATGCTGTTCTTTCCAAAACCAATCTACCTTCAAGAAGAACAAGAGCATCATTTTGAGGAACTAATCCGCCTTTAATTAATTCATTATAATCTGTACTAACTCCTGCTTGGCTTCTATTTGTTCTTTTGTGTGTAAATGTTACTGTCCCAATTCCAGAACCAGTATTTGCAACTTGAGCATAAAGAACAATGCTGGTATAACCAGTTCTAGTATTGTAGATTACTGTATTTTCAGTAGTGCTGACTATGCCAGTTACTGTTTTGTATGTATTTAGTGGTTGTTGTGCCATCTAGTTTTTAACCTCCTCCTAAGGCAATGATGAGTGGAGTTACTTCAGACTGAAGACTCTTACTGAATGCTGTTCCACTGATAGTACCAGTGTTTTGATTGATTGTAATACCTTCACTAATTCTAAAGTTACCTCCTTGATCTGTGCTGGTGAAAGGAACTCTTCCTCCAGCAGTTGCAACAATTTGATTTTCATCAATTGGAACTGCAGCCTTAGAGGGAATTGCATTAACAATATCTGTGCCTGTTCCTATATATTCAAATGTAATACCAGAAGCAATAATCTTGCTTGCCTGGAAGAAGTTTACTGAAGCTCCTGCAGAAACAGGGTATGTAATAAACTGATCAAAAGTAACAGTTGTGATTCCAGTTGGATCAACTGGAGTTGCTGCAACCACATTAAAATATAATTTCTCCATGATTGCAGTTGCAGTAGCTGTTGTTCCAACCCCAACACCAATAACTGGAGGAGGAGCAATAGTAACTGTTGGTGCAGTAACTCCATATCCAGTTCCAGAAACTAGAATGGAAATATTGCCAATGGTTCCATCTGGATTTACATCATCTTCAAAAATTGTCAGTTCAGCTGGAATTGCATCATCTCCAAGCTCAGGTAAACCAATTTGAACTTCAACTGGAGCACCAACTTCATATCCAAATCCAGGATTATCAATTCTGAGTGAACTTACAAAGTAGTATTGAGTATCAATAAATGATACTTGACCATCATAAGGTCTTTGTCCTCTTGGCAATTGTTTCTCTGGGATTTGATTAGTTCCAATGCCAATTACACTTGTAATAATTCCTGCACTTGTTCTGATTGTATTTTGAATTCCTAATCCCCATCCATTTTTGTCTAAATCTTTATATTGTGGGATGCTGCTAATTCCACTCTGATATGACTTAGGTAGATTTAAATTTTGAATAACATAAGTTGAAATTCCAGCAAGATACTTAATTGATTCAACCTCTCCTGTAGCAACATATCCAGTTGTAAATCCAGTTGGAATTGGATTTGAATCTCCAAGATATGTGACTCTATAATCAACAGCATCTCTATATGCTAATGCTGTGTCTATAGCATTGATATTACTTTGCTGAATTAAATCTAAAGCAAATGTTTCAACTATAATTTTAGTATCTCTCTTACACTTGTCCCTACCATTTACAATTCCGCCATAATCAAAGATTGTTCCCAGTCCTGCATATGGACCATCAGTACTAGTTACAAATCCAACAACTTCATTTGCTAAGAAATCTGCATTTGCTCTTAAAAGATCAATAGCATTGTCATATGCTTGTGTTCTTCCTGCTCCAACATTAAGAACAAGAGTATCAATATTATCTCCTTCTGGAGTGACAGTTACAATACCAACATACTGAAGTGGAGTTGTTCCATTTGCCCACAAACCATAGTTACCAAAAGAAGCATTACTGTTGTTCATGTCACAGACACCACCAGTGTCATTGTAAACAGCAATGTCACAGCAGATTGTGAATAAGGAAACTAACTGAGCATATCCAAAGTTAGTGATAGAAACACCAATACCATTTTGATTGTACTGAGTATAAGCATCAAGAACCATAGACTTAAATCCACCTGCTCTTGCCCCATCAATTCTCATTCCAATACTGTCTGGAACAAAGTTTGTGCAGTTCTGTACATATGGAGATTGCCAATTTTGCTCAGTTCCATCTGCATATCCCAATCCTCTTGTTGGGAATGACACCATTGCATTTGGATTTGCTTGCCCAACAAAAGATTGCTGTGCAATATAGCAACCTCTTCTCACATGATATAAGTCAGTTAATGCTCTTGTTGAAACTAGAGTTCTTCTCAGATCTTCTCCAACAACTGCAACTCTTTCTGGAACTTGAATTGGACCATCTTCTACATATAGTCCTGCAAATACCTTAACAGTATCTCCTGGTTGAGCAACTGAACATGCTTTTTTAATGGTTAAGAAAGCTCCACCTGGAGTGTCTCCAATATTACTATCATTGCCATACTTAGCAACAAACCACTCATTTCCTACTTTTGCTCCTGGTGGTTGCCAAGTTAATTCTCCATAAGGGCTATTAATTTTTGGAGCACTTGCTGAACCAGTTCCAATAATTGTGGTTACAATCCCAACACAAGAGTGAATTGCTGAATATACATTTGCACAAGCATTTGGATTAGTATTGCTATCACCATCTGGAAGAAGTTCAGTGTCAAATAGTTGTGCTACACTAGTAATTCCAGTAATAGTTCTAGATGCTGGTAATGTATCAGAACCAATAGCATTTGTAATGATTAAGAAGAATGTTGAAATTGCAGATGCTTGATCTGCGCAATCTCCAGAGATATAAACTCCAGGAAGTCCAGATTGATCTCCAATTACAGTGTTATCAATATATTGAGTTAATGCTGTATACCCACCAAGAGTAATAGTTTGATTACGCATGGCTTGAATTGCCATGTCTCTTGCTTGATTGAATGCAAATATAGATTCTGTCTCTTCTCCAGCAAGATAAGCATTGTCTATATAAATTTTTGCTGCATCATATACTTCATTATTTCCACCAAACTCTAAGTTAAAGCAAATTGCTTCAAGAACTGCAATAATATCATCAACACATTCTTGATTTCCACCAGGAACAGAAAATCCAGAGAAGTTGGCAAGCATTCTACCAACTGCTACCTCTGCAATAAGAACTTTATTTGCACGAATTAATCTTGCAGCATCAGCATAAAGTCCATTTACAGGAGGAGTTTGATAAGACTTTGGAAGTCTTGAATTATTGATTACATATCTTGCAAGAGTAGAAATGCTACTAAATCCAACTAAAGTTGCTCGCTTAACATATCCAGTGGTAAATCCAGTTGGGATTGTAGCAGAATCATCAAGATACTTTAATGTTGCTCCTTGATAGTAGGATAATCCAGCTCCAACTGATTTAGAATTTCCTCCCTTTGAGATGTCAAAAGCAATGGCATCAATAATATATCCAATATCTCTCCTGCACTTTGCTCTACCAGTTGCAACTCCAACAGTTCCATAATCAAAATATGGACCATAATATCCAAAAGGACCATCAGTGCTTGTGATGAATCCTACAATCTCATTTGCAATAAATTCTTTGTTTCTGACAAGAAGATTTGCAGCATCTAAAAATCTTCCTGGAATATTATACTTGGATGCTAGTACAGAATATGCAAATCCTACATTATTGTCTTTATCTACTACCTCTCCTCTAATTCTAATATCACCATCTACATCTAAGGTTCTTGTTGGAACATCAGTTCCAATAGAAACCAAAGGTTGGATTAACTTCTTAAAGTCTGTTCCTATAGTTCCATATACTGCTTCACTAGTAAAGAACTCAGAAGCAGTTAAAACTGTTCCTGCAATTCCAACATCAAGTTGTCCAGTTGTTGTAACTCCAAGAACTTTTAAATTTCCTATTGTGGAAGTAGTAACAGTTTCTGTTGCAATGGTTGCAATTCCTACTGTTGCTATTCCTGTTACTGATTGGGTTACACTTGCAAAACCAACATAAATTTGATTGCCAGTTGCAATACCAATAAAAGCATCTGTAATTGAAGCAAATCCAACTGTTGCGAATCCTACATACAGATCAGTTACAGAAGCAACTCCAACTGTTGCAATGCCTATTATAGTTTGAGTAATAGTAGCAAATCCAATATTTGCTGTTCCTATTCCTGCTACTGCTATTGTAGATTCTACAACAGTTGAGAATCCTACAAGTTCATCTGTAATTGAAGCAAATCCAACTGTAGCAGTGGTTATTGTTGCAGTGCTAATGCCAGCAGTTATAATTGTAGAAAGTCCTACTCTTTCCTGAACAATATTTGCATAGGTAATAGTAGATATTCCTATGGTGGCATTAGTTATAGATGCAACTCCTATAGTACCTATAGAAACATTTGCATTTAATAAAGTTGCTCTTTCTACAGTAGAAACACCTACAATTTGATCAGTAATTGTAGCAAATCCAATCGTAGATATTCCAACAGTTTCTACTGCAATTAAAGCATTTCCTACAGTAGCAACCCCCACAATTGTGGCAGTTGTCATTGATGTAAATCCAGATATCCTTGCATTTTGAAGGACATCTAGATTGTATTTTGGAATTGTAGATCCAATACCTACAGATCCAAGTCCAGTTATTACTACAGACTCTGAACCAACTATATTAACTTTAAATTTATTGTTAGGACCTGGAGCATCATCAATACCAAGTCCATCAGTTATGTATGCAGTTCCATCTACATCCAATTCAAAATTGGGTGCAGTTACATTGACTCCTAACTTATCCCCTACTCTTAAATCTGTTTCAATATATGCATCACCAACAACATCCAGATTATAATCAGCTGATGTTTTACCTATAGAAACTCTTCTTGTTACAGCATCAGCAAATAATGCTTGAGTTCCTACACCAAGACCAGTTCTGACTACAAAATAGTTCTCTTGTGATGGCATCGGGTTCCACTATCCCCCTTTTGATTTATTTATAAGAAATTAAAATGTTCTCTGAATAAAGGCTAATGCATAGTATGGAGGGAGATTTTGATCAGTTCCAGAAGATCCCACTGTTGAAGCAGATGGTTCTGTGTATACTGGAGATGCTGAAGATGAACTAAAGGAAACACCAGTTACAGCATTAGCTCCCCCACTACTTCTTCCTTGTTGAGATGTGCTAACACTACCACTAGTTAAGAATGTTCCAGTCACACTACCACCACTTATAGTGTGTGAGTGAGAAACTACTATGGCATCCTTGGTTCCACCTGTTTTAGTGCTGGAACCAGTAACAGTAGTTGTAGCAGTGGTAACACCAACAACTGCATCAACAGAAGCACCAATGATAAATCTGTTTCTCAAATCTGGAGTTCCATTTGAACCATTACATAATGACCATCCAGTTGGAATACTTGCAATGGTTCCAGACCACATAATGATTCCACCAAGTGGAATGGTTCCATATCCATTAATTGTAGATGGAGCAGTAACTGTTACAATTCCTGCAATTTTAACATTTCCACTTACACCTAGATGATCAGTTACATTAACTGTTCCTCCAGCAGAATTTAAATATAAATTATCTGCTGCAGTATCTATTGTGGTGGCAGAGGTTAATCCAACTGTAACATTATCAATCTTAGCATCATTTCCAACAATTAAATCATCTCCTATTGAAACACCACCAACAACAACTACTGTTGCAAGTGAAGTATTCACTGCAGGTTGATTATTCTGGAAAGTTGTGATTCCAACAAAAGCAGAATCTGATTCTACAGTAAGATCCCCAAGTGTTACATTAGCTGTTGATGCATCTATAAGATCATTTACTGTAAGGTTATTAACCTCTAAAGAATCAACAGTTGCTTCTTCTCCCTCATTTTCAATTGGTGCACCAACCTCAGTTTGATTACCTGTTACTGCATCAAACTTAGTTTTTCCAATGTAGAATTCTCCATTACTATTCATCCCAGTATATACAACAACCCCACCTTGACTGACAAGAGACTGAGATGTTAAAACTTCACTTTCTGTTAATATTCTATCTTGATTGGTTGGCATACCAGTTGAATAGTTTCCTGGTCCAAATCCAACATATTCAAATGTATGTCCAGAAGCTCTAATAATAGAATTTCTTCTTGTTTCTATAGGAACTGATGTAATTCTCCTAATTGCAGTGCCATTAGAGTGTTGTTGAACTTTTGTTCCAAAAATTCCTCTTCTTACATAAATTTCACCTCCAGAAACTTTTGTCACCAACATTATTTCTGATCCAATTTGTATTACATCTCCCTTTTGAAGTCCATACAAGTTTGAAACTAAGAAATTTATTGATGTTGTTGTTATTGTTTGAAGAGTTTTTGATTTAAATCCACTATAAAGAGCAAAGTGTCTAGAGGCAAGATTTTCATTTTCTTTATCTGTATCTTTTGAAATAGGAGAAAATCCATAAGAATAAACTCTAGTTGCAGATCCAGCATCTCCTTTAACTGTAAATGAAGTTATTCCCAATACATTATTAACTGTACAAATTCCAATGGATCCCCCAGTAAGAATTTGATCATCAAAAATTACTTTTGTGCCAACCTCAAAATGATGTGGTTGTTGTGTGGTAATTGTAGTATTGTTTGTAACTGGACTATATACTGATCCATCAGATGAAGTAGTAAGTTGATATGCAGGACCACCCCAAGTAATTACACCTTGTTCTGGAGATTCTGGAACACAAGAGTTGTTATAGCAAGTTATTGTGTTGCTGGTAAAACTCTTAATAATGAAAGTTCCATTATTGCCTTCATTGCCACATCCTAAAATTTGAACAGTATCTGCATCTGTTGCACTAGTATTTGTTGATGCAACAATAAAAGTTGCAGAAGTAGAAGATCCAGGTATGCCTCTTGCAGTAACAGTGTTTCCAACGACATATCCAGAACCAAAATTAGAAATTATTACATCAGTAACTACATTTCCACTAACAGTAACTGTGCAGGTAGCATCAGCACCTGCTCCTCCACATAAAGGAATGTCATAGTAAGTTCCATTGACATAACCTGATCCAGCATTGCTGATAGTTAGTCTGGAAATTCCACCAAATCCATGATTTGTTGCTGTTGTAATTGTACAAATTCCAACTCCACCAATAGTAGTGTCTTGGTATGTGGTTATTCCAGTAATTGATTTTGCAACATTTAAATCTTTTAATAAAGATGCTATGGTTTCTTTTGTTGTGCTTTTTTTATTATCATTTAACTCAGTTGTTCCAATATTTTTTCTAGACGCCTTTGTTATTGCTGCATCTGGATCAGAATTAGGATTATCAGAATCTAAAGATGGATATAATCTTTCAATATTTTGGGAAAACTTGTATGAATCTACATTAAATGGAGAAACATTTGGAACATTTTTAAATGCATTGATTGTAGCATGATAGATTCCATCAGTGACTCCCTCTTGATATTGAGAAATTTTTACTACATCATAAATTTGATAGTCGTTTGATAATTCTGTTTGAGTAAAGTATGGCAAATTGCTTCTATTTGCATCATAAATGGTGTATGGAGGAATTCTATAGTTAGATGTTTGAGCACAATCTCTAACTGTTAACCAAGATTGTGCAGTAGAAATTCCAACACTAATTGTTCCAGGGTCTCTTGTAATTGTGTAAGTAAATCTAAGTTCATTTACTACAGAAGCTACAGTAAATTCTCCATTAAATCCAGATCCTGTTCCCAACCCTACTGGGTTTGGTTCTGCAGAACTCTTTAAATTATAGATTTTTATAGGATCTCCAACTTTTAAGTTGTGAGGTTTGCTTGTAATTATGGTTGCTGTTCCTGTATCATACCAAGCATCTATAATTGCTCCCTTGTTTCTGGTAAAAGATAGTTCATTTGAAGTACCAGAAACTAAATCAGCAGTTTCTGATTGGAAAGTCAAAGAAGAAAGAGAATTTGATGGTCTTTGAATAATAAATCCAGAAGTAATATCAGATGCAGATTGTGCTTCTTTTGGTATGACTATTCTTACTCTGTAAGTCTTGTCTTTTGGTGGTCTACTATCAAGTTTTCTCTTGACATATGATCCTGGGGCACTAACAAGAGCTAGAGCATTAAAGAATCCTGTAGTGTAAGTTGCTCCAAATCCTACAGTGGTTACTCCAACATACCAGTTTTGATTTGTAGAATCCCACTGAATTGGGTGTCCAATGTCTCCAGGTTCTTTTTGTGATACTCTACTTACAAAAGATAAATTAGAAAATCCAAGTCCAACTTGATTTTTTATGTCTACGATATTAGTGTCACTAGTAGCATCTGCTATATTTTCATATAATTTAATTCCAGTATCTCCAGATAATCTTATGTTATATAATTTATTTGATTCAATACCATCTGGAAGAACTCCATTTTTAGAAACAATTCTTCCGGATATCCCTGTTGAAATTCCAGAAATATCTGTTCCAGTTGATCCCAAACCAACCAAAGTAATAATATTAGTTACAGTATCAATTGCTTGAATATTATATTCAACTCCAAAAGTATTAGCAATAGGAGCAGAATATTCTATATTAGCAGCTTTAAAATTAATAAATTCACTCTTTGCTGCACCAACAACAAATCCTCTTACATTTGATCTGGGGGGATTTAATAGATCAGTATAGTCTTTAAAGTAAATTTTAGTATTTTGATTGGATGGTCCTAGAGCTATAGTTTTAGGAGCATCTATTTTTTCATACCTAATTTGATTAACTTTATCATTAATTTCTTTTGGTTGAATTATATGAGTTATATAAGCATGATTATCTTTTGCTAAAACATCTTTTTTGTATCCACTTGAAAATAAAGATATTTGTCCAAAATTACTGTTTGAGTTTGTAATTGATTGGTCTCCACCAGTATCAGTAATAAATTGCTTTGCATATCCAATAGCAAAAATTGAGACGCACTGAATAAATGCATTATTTGATGCTTTTATATGGCAAGTTTCCCAAGAAGGTCTATATCTTGCTCTTGAGGATTGATGTAAAAACTTATCTACACCAAAGTTAGTTTGAAACTTATAAGATCCTGATACCTCATCATATTCAGCAAATGCTCTATCATCTTTTTGTAGAGAAATCCCAGTAAACTGGGCAGTAACCATAGACTTAAATCCCTTTGCCTTAGATCCATCTGCATGAATTCCATTCATACCATATACAGACTTCAAACTCAAGTTGAAGAAATATGGAGAAGCAGATGAAACTGTATCTGAAATTACCTTGACAGTAGCTCCAGTAACACTTGGGTTTAGTGTTTGACTAGGAACTCCTGATACTAAATATGTAAATTCAGTTGTACTTGTAACTTGAGCAACTATAAAATTGCCATTATATTCTAATTCTGAAACTGGACCTTCATCTTGAGCAAGACCAGAAACTATAATTGGAGTAAATGGAGATAGATTGTGGGGAGATGCTGTTTGAACAGTAATTACATTAGTCCCACTTACACCATTTCCAGAAATCGCAGATGTGATAATAATAGAACCAGATCCTAGTTCTCCAACTATTCTGTTTTCATCTACGTTTGGTTGGAAATTAGCATATCCATCTAAAATAGATCTATTGGATTGTGCCCCATATCCAAGGCTTAATTTATAATAATAATTGTCTAGATCTGTGTGGGTTGTATCTACATCATTATAAAAAATATTGTTAGTATCATCTGCATATTCAAATGCAGTCAATTTGTGGTGAGAATATGTTGGAGTTACAGAGTTTGCAGTATAGTTGCTATAACACTTTCCTAATGGATCTCCATCAAAAATTGTAAATCCATAAATGTAACAAGCACCTGTTACTTTAAATATGGCAGATGGATCTATATTATCATCTACAGGATCTGGTACAAATTTTGGTCTGATTTTAGTTTTTCTAAGATCAGAAGCAACAATTGAAGTTCCCTTTGGGACAATAACTCCTCCACTAGCGCTATTATAAATGTAAAGTTGGTTTGCTGGATCAGTTAAATCAAAATTGCTAGAAATATTAAATTCTGATATTGTTCTTACTGCACCATTAACATCTCTGATAACATTAGATTCATCTATCCAATATCCAGGTCTATTATCAATAAAGTGAGTTCCTGGTGAAATTAAAATGGTTGTCTGATCAAACAAATCGTTGTTTGTTCCTGGAATATATGCAAATCTTGCAGCTTCAAGTAGCGCCCTTTGAATAGTTTTAAATGGTCTTAATCTTGAATTACCTCTATTTTCAATAGAATCAGATGCATCTAATTCATTTGGATCAACATAAAGAGTATTACCATTCAAATTTTTCAAAAAGTTCTCTAGTCTCGCTAAAGGCATTGTGAGTATCCTTGCGTATTTTTCTTCTGACTTATTTATCAATAAATACCATTACCAATCTTTTGTAATTTATGGCAATTAGTACAAATACTGAGGCTTTGATATCTCTGTATCAACAAAAAATAACTTCAGATACAGAACAAATTGAACAAGTTACATACACTGAAAATGGATTTACCACTCAGTTAGCAGATGGTACTAATTTTAAATTATATGGCATTCAAGAAACTTTAGATCTCTATAGTTATCCTATTGAAAAACTAGACACTAGAATAGTAGAACTAAACACTCAAATAGTTGGACTTCAAAATACTATTCTAAATGTAGGTCAAACTGCAAATAGTTGTGGATGTGGTGGAGCAACAGGATTTACTACAACAGGAACTCCATTTTTTATTGGCATTAACACCACAACAGTAACTGCAGATACTCTTCCATACAGAGGATATGCATATACATCTCCAAATCCATTTGCTGCAACTAGTGGAACTTTAAATTTATCAAATGTTGGAATTGGAACAGAAGATCTAACTGGATCTACATCACTAGGAGTTTATTATGGAAATGTTGGAACTGCTAGAACCACACTACCAGTTTGTCCTGGGGTAACTAACTGCACTGGATATGCCACTTCTATTACAAATCTAACAAGTCAAATAACCACATTACAATCTACAAGAAATGATTTGATTGCAAAAGTAAATTATTTAAAGAAAGAAAGGATAAGATTTGAAATTAGGAAATATGGATTTGAGAGACAAAAAGAAGAACTTAATGCTGAATTAAGTGTTAGTAACACAATCATAAGTTTTCTTCAAGATCCTGCAAATGAAGAATGGTTGTAAAAACCCTACAGAAAATTTTTACCCAGAATTTTTTTTGCCCCTTTTTTGGAATTAAAGGTCAATTTTGAAATAGGAGTGGGGAGACTTGAACTCCCACGAGCATAATGCTCAACAGATTTTAAGTCTGGTGTGTCTACCGATTCCACCACACTCCCATAAGAGGACTTACCCAGCCTCAGAGAATTTGCAGCATCCACTAATCAAATTCTCTTCACAGGCACGGTGCCTCTGCACTTCCTTCACACTTGAGTAATATAACAGAAAACAATTGAGATGTCAAGTCTATTCAATTCAAGTTGATTCTTTTTCCTTCCTGTCTCTCAGTTATATTAAAATTTAAAACAGCTCTTGAGTTATTCTTAGGTATCCCTGCAGCATGATAGTATCTTCCATCAAAAATTACAGCTCTGCCTTTTTTAGGAGAAACTCTTTCTACGATTTCTTCCTCAGAAATATCTTTTGTAATATCCTGAGCAAGTTGCTCACACATATGGGATGAAATTAAAGTATCTCCATCAGAATCATTTACATAGTATAAAAATACCATATGCGGATGCTGAAAATCCACATGAAACTTATCAACTTTAAAATTAGATGTTCCTGGAAGTTGTAAAAATGCTCTCCCTGCAAAAAGTTGTTTTATTTCTACATTTGCTTTATCTGCTATTTCATAAACCAAAGGATAAAAATAATTTAACCATAAATGGTCTGTTGCAATTGGAGAATTCAACCTAATTAAAGAGTGAAAAAACCCACAATTATTAGATTCATTCATACTGGTCATCTTGGCATTATATTGCCATGTAAATTCAGAAGAATGTAAAAGTCTATCTTCTATAGAATTTTGATATAATTTTCCAATTACATTGTCTATTACTTGAATCATGCTTCCTCATAAAAAAATTCACCTTTGAGTTCTGCTATTTTTGCAGTAGCAAAACACTCAACACAGGTCCAGAAAGTTTCCCCACTCACCATGTTTTCTCCACAAAAATGGGAGGCGCAATCCTCAAGAATGCCATTGAGTTCTGCCAGTTGGTCACGATTGATTTGCATGATGGGTACTTCTTGCTTACCCTACCATCATAGCATCATGAGCAGCACTCTGCCAACTTAGTGGACAGTTCCTGAACTGTCTGTTTCAGTTCTTCAATTTGAGTTTGTTGTTCTTTAACTGCCTCAACTAAAACTGCAGTTAAATTTTTATAGTGAACTAACTTTGTCCCTTCTGAATCTTCAGTTACAAGTTGTGGTATGACTGATTCTACTTCTTGAGCTATTAATCCAATTTCATGTATTTCAATAATATCAGTTCTATCATACTCAACTCCTCTTAGTTTTAAAACTTTCTCTAAACTATTCTCAAGAGGTTTGATGTTGATTTTGTTTTTAATATCAGAGGTCAGTTGAACTGGAACTCCACCTTGAGTTACTGTACCAACAATATCTAAGTTGCCAAAAAATTTACCAAGAGGAGATGATGCATTCCAAGCAGGAGTCCCTTCAAATTTTTTAATAATAGCATCTGCTTTAACTCCAAGGTCTCCTTTTAATCCAAAAGAAGTACTAGCACCAAACTTTAAGTGAGATCCAAAGGCATTAGATACTCCAAATGCATTGTGTGCGCCAATTTGATTGGTTAATCCATTAAGATTGTTAATGCCTGTAGTTTGTAGTGCAAATGGTTTTGTTGGATCTAAACTTTGCCAGACATCTACAGTAGCAAGAGCAGGAACTAGTGCAGTTCCTGCCTGAATTCCTTCTGTTTCAATAGAGTTTATATATGCCATTATGATCCTCCAAATACCATTGTTTCTATAAGTTTATCTACAAACTCTCCCAAATTAGTTGGGATTAATGCTGATTTTGGTTCTATAATTGTAACTCCACCAGTGCCTTTCATATAAATTGGACCCTTTGATGCAAGGACTAATTTATTTCTAGCACCAATTGAAATGTTAGCAGCATTCAATCTAATGCTATCTGCTGCTTCAATAATAATATTTTGTGCAGATCTAAACACAAATGCTTCATCTGCTGCTGAAGATTCAAATCTTATTTCTCTTGCTGCTAAAGTTAAAACTCCATTTCCAGCATCAACTCTTAAATTTTTTCCTGCAGAATAAATGTTGAGACCTTCTACTGCATTACTTGTAATGTTATCTGCCTTATCACATGGAAAAGATTGTATTTCAAATCCACCATCCTTAAAGAGTTTTACATGTCCTCCAGCAGCAGAATGTAATTCTACTTGTCTTACTCTTTCTGTTTTTACATCTTCACCAATAAAAAGAGTTCCAGATTGAGGATCACTAACTACAAGTCCAGGTGTTTGTTCTTCTCCTGGTTTTTTGGGAGTTGTCATTGTTTATCAGCACAAAGAATTACTTTCTGAACTGGTCTTCTATCTTCTGGAAGTTCTCCCACTCTTACAAACTTAAGAATAGGAATCAAGATAGCACCAGATCCATTTGAGGTATTTATTGCCAACTTAGGAACAGTTCTGATGATTCCACCATTGACAATCTTGGTGTCAATTATTCTTCCATCAGGATCTACAACTGGATATATTTCAACTCCAGTATCACAATAGATGTTGTAAATTAGATCATCCTCTCTATATCCAACACCAGTGTTGACTATTACAACATCAGAAATATATGCAGTGTATTCAAATCCATCCTCGCCAACTGGGTTTGTTGTACATGGATCTCCTTCTGGACCAATATAATCATACCCATTACCAGTCATGTAAACACTATCTACTTGACCATTTTTGATAATAACATTACCTCTTGCTCCTCCTCCAGTATTACATGCATCTTCAAAGTAAACATAAGGAGAAGTTGTATAATTAGATCCAGGATCTAAAATATTGACACCCATCACCTGTCCAAGAACATCCACAACTGTTGCTCCAGATCCACCACTTCCACCAACTCCACCAAAGAAAGTAACCTTTGGTAAACCACAGTTTAGAGTTGTTCCATCACACTCAAAGTATGCAGCAAATTCTTCCTTAGTTACTCCAAGAGCAGAAAGAACATCATCACTTGGGGCACCTCCACTATTTTGACCCAACCAACTTGAAAATTGTTTAGTGCCATCTGAGAATAGATTTCTTACCCCCTGTGCTGGTGAGTAACTTAAAATCTTTTGGAAATTAACTGATCCTTTTGGAACATATCCTTTATTCATTTCATAATCAAATTCATTTTTACATTTAGCATCTTCACAAGTAAAGAATGATAGAATAGTTTTTGCATAATTAACTGCTTTTGAAACATACCCAGAAATTTGTCCTACAGTTTCTCCTATTACTGAGGTTAACTCTTTAATAGCTGGTCCAATTGCATTTGAAATTTCATTTGTGATTGTTTGCATCATGCTTCCAATCATAGATTCAACTGCACAAAGTGGCATTGAAACCACCTTACCTATCATTTGACCAAGAAAATCAAAAACAAATCCAGTTATTTTTTTTAAAAGATTGTCAAACAAACACCAGATGCCATCTACAATTTTATCTGTTGCTAATTTCTTGGCAAGAATAACATCTTTAGGAAGCAGTTTTTCTATGACATTCTTGAGACCTTGATATATTTGTTCAATAATATAATCTCTTGCTATCTTTGTAAAATCTTTGAGTCCATCAGATATAGCAGTTCCAACATCTTGAATTAAACTTGGAATATTTTGAATATAATTTAATGTTGGATTAACATAAATGTTGATGTAATTTTGTACAGTATTAAGATAGTAAATAAATTTTCTAAGTGCCTTTGCAATTTTAGATACAGTATCTGTTCCAGTCTTACATGTTGGAACTGTTGTTACTACGGGAGCAGTTCCTTGTTTGTTTGCTGCTTGTTTTTGACTTTCTTTTCCATCAGGTGTTGATCCATTTACCTGTGGAACTCCTGAGTCTTTTGGTTTTGTTCCATCAGCAGGTTTGTTTGATGGATTAGTAATATCAATTCCTGGTTTAAAGGGTTTAAACCCATTTGTTCCTAGATCAAATGTATTTGGGTGTTCAATGGAAGATCCAGAAAATAATGCTCCAATAATGACTGGTTGTTGTCCATCATCTCCATCCATAAAGAATCCAACAACAGTCTCAGATCCTCTTGGATTGAAACTAATTCCAGCACCACCTTCACCAGCACCAAAGTTTAGAGGAACTAAAACATGTGCCCAAGGAAGGTCCTCATCCTTTACTACTGAGGATGAATCTGGGTGATGACCAATGATTCTAACCTTTGCCCTATATCCATTTTCAGTATTCTTATACTTGGTTACAATGCCAACAAACCATCTGAAGGCATCTCTACCAATAAAATTAGGATTAATTAGGGATTGTTCTATCAGCATCAGTCTTCGTATACCCTACATTCTAATGCATTGGGATTTAAATCACAATACAATTCAAGTGGCGTTGGATCATGATCATCCTCTGGATGATTTGCTGCATAAGATTCCAGAGATTCTAACTCTTCCTCTACATGCCTTCTTCTTTGAGCAGAAATCATTGGATCATTGAGTTCTGCTTTATCTTTTTGTATATGATCTGTAATGTTTTTGTGAGTCATTTTGCTACTCCATAAGAGTCTCTTACTAGTTCTAATCCAGTAAGTCCTTTGCTATCTGCAAACACATGCTTTAATTTACTTATAATATATTTACCAGATTTACTTTTATCCTTTAACCCTTTATTTTCATCTTCTTTTGTTATCTGACCAAATTCAACAGATATAACATCACCAACAGTCAAAGTTAAATTTAAGGGCACAGTTATATTTAACGTCTGACTGAATAATAAATTGTATCTTGTCACACTTTGAGCTTGATACTCCATTCTTTTATCTGGTGCTTCTAATTTCCCAGACTTATCCATCTGCCCATTATCAAGCATCTTTACCATCAATCTTGATGGACTGTCTTGCAATCCATTTGGAATTTCTGGGGGATCATCATCTCCAGAATGATTCATTTGATTATAACTTTCTGAAAGTTTATAAACATTTGCATAGAATTTTCTAGTGTTAGTATCAAAAAAATAATTGACACTGGAATACATTCCAATTCTTAAGTTGTCCAACACATTTACATTTTTAGAAAAAACTGGAGGAGCAGTAATTTTAAAGTTGACTCTAGGATCTGATGGAGAAGTGACAGTTTCTTTATAAAAATATGTTTCTTTTGATGGTCTGTTTTTATCAAACAAAGAATCTACACTCTTAAAATTATATCCCTCTTGGTTTTCAAAAAATAAAAATCCTGCTGTTCCCTGAGTTGTTCCAGATTTTCCTCTTTCTACCTGAGGTATTCCTTTAGGACATATCCATGTTAAAACAGTAAATGGTTTTCTAGCATTGCCCATAAAAGAATACTTATTGGTAGTCTTTTCAATGTTAGTGCTTTTATATCTTTTAGTTCCTAATTCATCTTTAAGAATCTTTTCCACTGTTGTATCTAAATTTGCATCATATCTTCTAAAGACTCTAGCAGTTTCATTAGTAAAAACTTCTCCAGGAATTAAATCTACAGTAAAAAATTCTTTGGTAGATTCTGTTGTTGAATTTGATATGTTGGAGATGTAATAAGTATTATCATTTTCATCTAATTTAAATTTTGCTTTTGTTGCATCTTGCTCAACAATAAATCTTACTCTTTCTCCTCCTCTCAGTTTTAATTTAGATAGTATTCCTCCAGTATTAATAATTGCTAAACTAACATAAGTGACTGGTGATAATATATTTTCTAAGTAAGTAGCAACAGAAACTGATGCAGTTAAATCTTGAAACCCATCCTTAGTTTCTACAGAAAATTCTAATATTTTGTAATTGAAATATGATTTCATTAACCTAATGCACTGTAGTATAACATTTTTAATATACTTTGATCTGCATCATTACTTTGAGTATTTAGAGACCCTGATCCAGTTGATATGTATTTAATTTGTGGAGGAATCACAGGCATTGGAACTTCTATTACTTCAGGTGGAAGATTTTCTAATGTTGTTCTATAAATTTTTGATTTTGAAATAATTTGATTAACAATATCTGGTGAAACATTCTGTAAAGGATCTCCTCCAGATGCAGTGTGATAATTATCAATTGGTATGATTGCCTCTTTTCCATGCACCATTAGGAGTTGTCCAGTTTTAGCAGCATCTACAACCATTCCAGCATTAGCACCAGAAGAAGAATGTTCCCTGGCTCTCTCAACACTTAGTGGAGATGTTATTCTATTCTTTACTCCAGATAAAATTGGAGCAGGATCTTTTGCAGAATTGCCTTGATATACTTCAAAGTGAAGATGAGTGTTGCCCCCATCAGGATATAATGTTGCTATTTGTTGTCCTCCATAAACAATTTGCCCAACACTTACACTGGGAACTACATGGACATATCTTGTGTAGAGTCCACCACCATGGTCAATATCAACTGATCCTCTATATCCAGCATGAACTGCTTTGACAACTTTTCCAGTTTTAAAAGCAGAAACAGGTGCGTTTAATGGACCACTCCAATGAGTCATATCTAAACCAGCATGAGGTCTACTTCCACCATCTCTAGATGCTCCAAATTTTTGGTTTTCTCCAATGCGTCCTTGAGTTCCAACATCTCCACCAGGAAGTGGGAAAAATGTTTCTCCACTTATGGGTCCATCATAAGCTCCTCCTGGTGGTGCTGATGGTGGAGGTCCAGTTGGAGTTTCATTATATGGATTACTTGGATCTAAAGTGCCAGTAAATGATCTAGAAAACTTCTGAAATTTCTCTACTACTTTTCCATAACCAACAAGAGTTTTAGCAAAAGTTAAATTCCCAGATTGAGATGCAAGTGCTTTTTGCTCCCTTTCATTTTTATCCAATTTATCTTCTTTCTTTTTATTTTTTTCTTCCTCAGCAGCACTCATTCCAGACAAATCACGAACTAAATTAGTAGCATCAAGTGCAAAGGAAGCTATAGATAGAAGTCCTGCAACAGGAAGACCTATACCAGTTGCAGCACTGGCAGCTGCTGCTGCATCTAATGTTGCTGCTGTTCCAGAAAGTGCTGCTCCAAATTGATCCCCAGACTGTGCTCTATATGCTGCATCAGCAGCACCAACAACTGCACCAACTCCAGGAATAAGAGCAGCACCAAATCTTCCAAATGCTTTTGCTACCTTTCCTCCTTTTCCAACATTACTTACTACTTCTGTTCCCTGTTGAGTTCTTTTAAGAGCATCCTTTCCAAACCTATTCTTAAATGCTTTATCTCCATACCTACTCAAATATCTTTCTTGAGTTGGGGAAGATACCCTTCTACCAGTAACATCAAATCCTCTTCTCGGTTTTGGTCCCTTATTAAACATTGCATTTCCAGCCATCCCCAACAATCCAGGACCCAATAGTGCTGCAGCAGCAATCATTCCAGGACCAAGAGCCCCTCCCATATCCCCATCAAACATTTTTCCTAATGATTTAAATGCTGCAAGAGCTCCTAATGAACTTAAAAGATCTCCTGAATTTGTAAAAAAGGATCCTTTAAATTTAGGTATCTCAAATTTTGGTGGTTTTCTTTTTAGTTTTTTAGTTGATTTATTATCTTGTTCTTTTTGAATACTATCTAATCTTTTTTTATATCTGTTTAAAATAGAGAGTTGAGTTTTTCTTTGATATATTCCTTTCTCAAAAGTTCTTCTTAAGATACGAGAAGATTTATTAGTTTGTGATGTTAATTTGGCAAGACTATTGATCTTAGTTACTTTTGCAACTACCTGAGGTTGTGCTTTTGGTTTTGCTAATAACTTTGTAGTATCCATTATGTGTTGACTATGTTAAGTTGTGCCTGAGTTAGTTTAGAATAAATATCAGATCCACTCATATCAACACTTGCCAATCCATCAGTGCCACTAATTGCAGCAGAACCAAGATCATTACCTCCTGCTGATTGTGGTTTTAATGAAACCAAAACTCCTCTTCCATTTGAAGGTGCGGCACTGACTTGATTTGGATCTCTTCTGGGTGGGGCTGGTTGTGCTGGTGGTTGAGACCTATTCATTCCTTGATAAATGCCAAGAACTTTTCTCATCCAAGGTCCACCACCACCTTCTCGATTATACCCAGCATCTCTCATTTTTCTGACAGACTCTTCTGGTGTAGATCCATAATATCTTTTCCATAAATTAACATGTGCAGCAACACCTTCTTCTAAATTATTATAAACTGCAAATCCATTAACTGATCCCCTTGTTCCACTACCAGTTTGACCAAATGGATTTGTTCTTCCAGATTGGTTATATTTACTTTTTGTAAGATTGGGATTCATCCATCCACTTTCTAGCATAGCAATTGATGCTGTCATGTGAGGATCTGGAGATCCTGCTTTAACTGCTGCATCATATACCATTTGATATGCCTGTTGTTGATCTGCTGCAACAGGACCAATTGGTTGTACTCCTTGAGTGCTAACATCAGGAGCTCCTCCAGATCCTGATTGCCCTCCTCCCATTCCATTATTCCCCCTACTGGGTTTCATTAACAATAACTCTAAAGCAGAATCAAATTTTTTGTTCAATTCTTCAAACCTTTTCAAGTCTTGTTGAGTAATTACTCCTATTCCCTGATCAGTTAATCCTTTTTGTTCTGCTGTTAATTGTTCTAGTCTTGTTTGCTCTTGTGGTTGAGTATCAGAAATTTCTTCTTCCTGAGAGGAAGCAAATGAACTGCCCAAAGCCAAGGCACCAGTTCCTAAAGATAATGCTGCCCCAAACTTTCCAATTCCACCCATTCCTCCACCACGCATTCTTGGAGATCCTACTCTCCCTCCACCAAATCCACCACCAAAAGATCTTCTTCCAAATCCTTTTAATAAAGATTTAAAAATTGCACCCACTAACATAGATGCTATCTGTGGAATAAAAGTTATCCCTATTCCCAATAAAGATTGAAATGCCTTTGCATAATCTCCATTAATTAATGCATCTATTAATTTAAATCCTGCCAATGCTCTTAATGAACCGCCAAGACCAGAGAAGAAACTTCCAACAAAGGGTTTAATAATTTCACCAACATTCTTTTTCTTATCTCCAAGATCTTTTTTTACAAATTTTCTTCCTCTATTTGCTATTCTTTTTTTATACTCTTCAGTTTCTTTTTGATTTGTTTCTTTTGTTGCTTTATAATCTTCTATGATTACTTCTCTAATTGCATCTAAGTTATCATTAATTTGAACAAGATCTAAAGTCACTCTTCCCAAAGAAGAGATCATTGTTTTTGTTGGTTCAATTCCACCTTCCTCAGATTGTTCTGGAGCAATTTTTTGATCTACTCCTACAGGAACAGCCCTCTTTGGAACTATTCCTGTCATCTTGGTTGTCTTTAATGATATTTTTTTTCCTGGTCTAAATGTAGACGTCTTTGAAATAAATGCCTGAGCCTTTTCTTTTTTTTCTTTTGCTTTCTTTACTGCATCATCAATTCTTCTTCTTGCTGCAGCATCTTCAATCTTATCATCAACTTCATCTCTGAATGGAGTTTCCAAATATTCTTCTACTAACCACCTTTGATATGCTTCATAATTTTCATAAAACTTAGCGCCACCACCACCATGATTAAATCCTGGATATCCTCTTGAATCTTTTTTAATATTTGCTATTAATCTATCAGCATCTGCTTCAGATAGATTAACTATAGATGAATACTGAGTACCATCAGGCATCCTCCTGCCAGTTAATTTGGCTTTAAGATGCATGTAGGCTCTTTCTCCAGTTTTACCTGAATACCATTCTACTACGCCTGATGGTGGATCTGTTGTCTTCATCTATTTGCCTTGGCTGATTTTTCTTCCTCTTCTTTGATATAATTTTCTAATAGAGAAAGGTAAATTTCTCTTTCCCAAGGAATCATATTTTCAATCTCTGTCAAAGAGTATTTATGATGCTGCATCAAGGCAAAATTAATTCTATAATATGCTTCTAAGTCTTCATGACCAAGGATCAACCGAAAAAACTTGAGAGTCCCTCCAATACAACCTCATTATCTTTTCCAGTGTTGGGATTTTTTACAGTCAAAACATGAGTCAACTTTGGCATAGTGTCAAAAAACTTTTCGATCTCTTTAAATTGAATTCCATCAAAAGTTTCTAACCATTCTACAAGTTCTTTCTTAGTTACATCACTAGCAGACCATGATTCATCTTTAGTGTAAACCATATCAACACATGATGCAACAATTTCAAAAGACTTATTGATAGTCTCTTTGCTATCAGTAGTATTAAAGTTAAAGTTATTATCAATAAATTCCTGAAGAGATGGGTACTTCATTTTAACCATAATAGAATCATCTACTTTGATTTCTGAAGAATGCTCTTTAGGGAATTTAACTTCAATGTCTCTAATATCAATAGTGCATTCTACCTGAGTTTCTCCATCATCAGGACAAGTTACTATGAGTTCCACTGCCTCACCAACAGATTTTGCTCTGATGTTGAGGAAAAGATATTCAATATCAAAACTTGGGAGAGTGTCTATTTTAATTCCTCTTGTAAGAACACACTCCTTTAGAACATCTTTTACTGCTCTAGTGATCTCATCTGGGTTTCCACTTTCCATAGCAAGAATAAGAATCTTTTCTTCTTTAACTAGGAAAGGTCTATATGAAATTTTCTTTTTATTTGAAGGTAAAATCAACTCATAAGTTGGAGTTGCAATCTTTGGTAATGGCATAATAACCTATAAAGTTCAGTACGATTATTTAGTTGATAGGTGATGGTGGTCCTATTAATTCTGGAGTGACTGGAACTTCCCCTTGCTGTCTAATTCTGTTTTGAGATCTTAATCTCATTTCTCTAAGATCATTTACTTGATCTTGTAAGCTTTCAAGTTTTGGATACCCATTAGGAAACTCTGCTCCAGGTAATATACTACCTGCTACTGGACTATCACCTTGATCTCCAGAGGTAGATCCAGTTGGTTCATATACATTCTCCTCTCCATACTTAGTCTCAAAGAAGTATACATCATAATTAAAGGTTACTGTTGTTCTTAGTAAAGAAGCTCCTTCATATGAAACTGGAATAGAAATTAAATTACTTGGAAATGCATTTCTTAAAGTGTACTTTACTATATTAGATGGTCTGAGATCTGACAATCTTGGGTCATTTATTCTTTGATTTCTAGGTCTCAAATCTCTTTCCCATTTTGTTATAGTCACTGATCCTTCATATTGATCTGGATATTTATGAGTTACATATGAATCAGCAGAATTCCCTCTATTGTTAGATATAGAATTCATCCATGCTTCAAAATATCTAATCACACTGTAATCTTTATCAATATAAAAACTTACATCTACTGGAGGATAAACTCTTCTGGTTGGATATTGCTCTGTTCTTCCTTGTCTGTCTCCATAAACCTCTCCTAAATCATAAGAAGTTCCTGGAAGAACAGCTTCATATGCCATAAAATGTATGTCCTGCCAATTCACAGCAGGTCCTTTATTAAATGTTACAGGAGCATTAATATAAACATCAAAAGTATTAGATAGAGCTGGTTTAAATTTTTTGATTAATTCAGTGGTGCTGTAATGATATCTTGTATATGCTGATGCTGCCATCTAAATAACTAGAGTGTCCTATATTATATGTATGAGCTATAAAGGGAGATTTAAACCTTCCTTCCCAGAAAAATATATTGGAGATCATCAAAATATAATTTATAGATCTCTTTGGGAATTAAAGTTTATGAACTATTGTGATAAGAATGAAAATATTTTAAAGTGGTCTAGCGAAGAAATTTGGATACCTTACTTATCTCCACTTGATAATAGAATTCACAAATATTTTCCAGACTTTTATATTAAGTATAAAGATACCAAAGGAACATTAAAGGAAAGTTTGATTGAAGTCAAACCAAAAAGGCAAGTCAATGGTCCTAATATTGGTAAGAGAGTTACTAAAAAGCAACTTGTTGAAATGAAAGAGTATGCCAAAAATCAGGCAAAGTGGAAAGCAGCAAAAGAATTTTGTGCTGATAGAAGATGGGATTTCCAAATATTAACGGAGGATAATCTTGGCATATAAAACTATCTTTGAACAAGTAGAAGAAAATAAAGGAACTAAAACTCCTACTAGAGAATGGTATAGAACTGCTGTCTTTGCTGCAAAGACCATACAATATGAAGATGATCCTGGAAAGTTAATCAGAGAAGAGCAATCTGATGAACCTGACAATAGATTGAAAAGAGATAAAAATGTAATGAGGGTTTATCCCAGATTGTTTAGTCTCATGCTTTATTCTTATAAGGCAAAGTATAGGGAAGAGTTGCCTTACTATGACAAGTATCCGCTAGCATTTGTTCTGGATGTAAATCCAAAATCATTCTTTGCTATAAATCTACATTACTATACACCATCACAAAGAATAGGAATAGTTCAAAGTTTAGCAGAAAATAAGATTCCAAGATTTGAAAAAGGAGCACATAAATATTTACTATCAGAGGTAAAAACTCCATACTTACATCTTGCAGAACAAGAATGGGAAACCATATGCATGTTACCACTAGAAGAATTTGTTATGGACTTGGGTGGAGTAGAGATACCAATTCCATCAAATAAAGTGTGGGGAAGATAAATGGCAGTAACACCACCACCAGCAGGATGGACTCAAAGATCAACCAATCCACAAGAATATGAAGCAATATTAGATCTTGGAAATTTTAACAAGTACGAAGTAAATGTCAATGTTCAAACTGGACAGAGGCAAATTTATACAATAGATCCAATTCTTAGAGTAAGATCATTTGTTGGAACAATTAATGCAGATGGGACTACAGTAAGACAAGAAGCCTGGAATGGGATTGCAGCATTACCTAATGGACAAACAAGATTAAAGGAAATAATAGATGCTAGTAGAACTGCAGCAAATAAAATTGTAGGATCTGTTGGAACAGAAGCACAAAAAAGAAGTCTTGCAGAACAAAAAGAATTTGCAAAATTAAAAAGTCAATTGCCTCCAACTGGTCCTGGTTCAGTAGCAACTGGACAAACAAATCAAGATCAAACAGGTCCAAATTCTGGACCAGCATCTGGAATAGGAACTGGAGGAGGAGCACCAGTTACAACTACCTTTAGAAATAATGAGAATTTTAATAAGTCCGATGAAGGATATCCTGCTCTTTTAAAATATCCATTAACCATTGATAATGGACAAGATTTTATGGTCATATCGATGTTTAACTATAAAGTAGCAGATGTTTTTTCTCAAGGAACAAATATTGATTTTAGTACAATTTTAAGGGGTGGTTCATTTTCTAATGGAGCAAAGGATCTTAAAGGATCAGTTAGACTGCCAATCCCATCAAATTTATCAGAAGCAAATCAAACTGGATGGGGAGACGATAGTCTCAGTAACTTAACTGCAGGATTAATGGGAGCAGCAACAGGAGCTGTAAAAGCATTATCTGGTGGAGATCTTCTTGGTGCAACTGGAAGAACTGTTGAAGCTGGAACTGATATTTTTAAAGGACAATCTGCTGCTAAATCCCAAATAGAACAACAACTAACTCTTAAAGCAGCAGCAGAAGCAGTTAAAAAATTAGGAATTAATGTTAATCCTGAAGCATATAGAGCAAGAGTTACTGGAACAGTTATTAATCCAAATCTTGAATTGTTATTTAATGGACCAAAACTAAGGAGTTTTAATTTTACATTTAAAATGACTCCAAGAAGTGGAGATGAAGCTTATCAAATAAGACAAATAATAAAATTCTTTAAAAAAGGAATGGCTCCAAAAAGAGCTACTGCTGCAGAAGATGCTTTCTTTTTAGGAGCACCTAATGTTTTTAGAATATCTTTCATGCATATGGGAAAACCATCAAAGTCTTTACCTACATTAAAAACTTGTGCTCTCATTAACTTTAATGTGAACTATACTGCAGATGGTTTTTATTCTTCCTTTGGAGATGGACAACCAATATCTCTTCAGATTGACATGTCATTTGCAGAACTAACCCCAATCTATAATGATCATTATAATTTTGAAGAAGATAAAGTTGGGTTTAGTGGGGATCTAGATGGATTAGAATCTCAAAGATTCCAACTTCAACCAGAAACCACAACACCAAATTCAAATCAAGGTCCTGCTCAACCATCAAGGGGAGGAACTTCAGGAGTAGTTGCCCCTGCAGTTCCAGTCACTGGAGGAAGAAACCCAACTGCAATACCAGGAGATCCTGGATACAGACCACCATCACCAGGGGGAGGATTATTAGAGGGTACTGGGTCTCAATTTGATAGAAGAGGAGGATTTTAATAATGTCATACTTTAGAAACTTTTCAGACTTCTTATATCAGTCTCCACTATCATCTAGAACTTCTTCTTATGATTCAGTAAGAGCAAAGAATTTATTTCGCAGAGCAAAAGTTAGAGATGATATATTTCAAGCAGCAGTAGCATTTGATAAGTATAAAATCATAGGAGAAGAAAGACCAGATCAAGTTGCAAATAAACTTTATGGAAGTCCTCAATATGATTGGGTAGTATTAATCTCAAATAACATTATTAATCTCAGAGAAGAATGGCCACTGTCAGACTCTGAGTTTAATAATTACATAGCAACAAAATATACTGCAGCAGAACTTGGTCAAGTACATCACTATGAAACAACTGCAGTGTTTGACTCCAGAGGAAAACTAATTACTCCTGGTGGTAAAATTGTGGATGGAAACTTTAGTGTTACTTACTTTGATTATGATGTTCAAGACCAAGAAATTATTGGAGTCCCATATACCTTTGATTCAACTACAGCAAGATTTGATTCTACTCTTGTAAGATTTGATATGAGTCAACAAGTTTTACAGAAACAAGGAAAAGCATTTACAGTAAATCCAGTAAAATCTGTAAGTGTATATGAATATGAAATCAAAAAGAACGAAGATAAGAGAACAATTTATGTCTTAAAGCCTAGATTCTTACAGACAATTATTGATGACATGGAAGAAATTATGAAGTATGGATTCTCATCTCAGTATGTAGATAGGAATACAAAAAAGGGAGATGAACTTAGAGTCATCTCCCCCAGATAATCATTCCTCTGCCAGTCTCTGGAAGTAACTCAGAGCATCATCTTCCTCCTCATCAGAAGAAGATGAAGGACTTTGATAACGAGTTCCACCAGACTTCCCCTGCAGAACCTCTCCATCAGTAGGAACTGGACCACGCTCATCATCCTCATCATCAAAGGATTCATCAACCTTAGGAGCAGACTTCTGACCAAGAACAGTCTTGAGTCTAGCATCCAGTTGCTCATAGGACTTGAAGTTGTCTGCCTTTACAAAGTCCTGGAGTGAATATGCTTTCTTCCAGATACCTTCCAGAACATCATCATCAAAGTCACCAAGAGTAGAAGTGGATTCAAACTCAGACTTATCATAGTTCCAGTAACCATCCTTCTTGGTAATCTTCACTTTGAAGTTAGCACCATTCCAGAAGTCAAATGGATCAATGGGAGTCTCATCATCAAACTCTGGTTGCATTGCAGCAGAGATCTTGTCAAAGATCTTTTTACCATACTTAAAGAGAAATACCTTACCCTCATTCTCAGGGTGTGCTTTATCACTCACAACATAGATGTTGGAGTAATAAGAGAGTTTGCGCTTTCTCTGACGCACAATCTCTTGATTTGCTTTGCTTCCAGTGTTCCACAGTTCACGATTTGCTTCACACACTGGACATTGTTGACCAACAGTAGTCAGGCAATTGTCAATAAACCATCCACCAGTTCCCTGGAAAGCATGGTTATAGACCTTTGCCCAAGGGAGTTCTTCACCCTCAGGAGCAGGAAGGAAACGAATAACTGCAAAACCATTACCTGCTTTGTCTACTTCAGGTTTCCACAGACGATCATCTGTGTTACCACTTGAAGTATTCATCTTCTCTACTTCTTGTACCAGTTTAGAAGTCAGAGAACCAAGCTTAGATTGCTTTTTAAGATCGGCAAAGCCCATTTAGATTACCTCGGATTAATTGGATTGATCGGATTAGGATCATGATTTGATTGTAGCACAGGCAAGGATGCCTGTCAATGCTATTTATTTTCCTCTGTTGGCAGTTCTCCTGAGACCATCAATGGTCTTCCTCATAGAATCAAAAACATGGGATACATTTGGATTAGGACCAAACCCAAGAATCTTTGCAGACTCCACCATTTGTTCCTTCATTTTAATTGCATCTGGATCATCAGACAAACTCAATCTAGTATAAAGAATTTTTTGTTTCTCTAGTAGTTCATCAAGGAGATCAATGTGAGCTAACTTTTGCTCTGAGTCCATTATAAAGAAAGATGGAATTTCTTTTACAACCTTTCTCTGAATCTCTGCAATTTCGTCCATGTCTTTCTGGACCATCTCTGAATTAAAAAATGACATATCAATCTCCTATAACAGTGTTCTTTAATATTTGTCTGTATTTGAACACATCAATATTTAGAAATGGTGTGTACTTCTTGATCTTTAAGGATACAGATTCCCAAATAGGATCCAAAAGTTTCTTATCAAAATCATTCCTGATCAGGAAAATTTTATCATAAATCACTAGGGTTTCAGGGCTAATTTTCCCTATCAGGAATTTTTTCAAGACAGGAGGATGTCCCTTAGAACAATCAAATGCTTTATCCAATTTGTATTCAGAAAAAAATTCTTCTGTCTCTTGAGTAAAGAGATACAATAAACTCTGCTGTCTTTTTACCCATTCCTTATAATTAGTCTCACCCTCTCTGATGACACTTCCAATCCACAAACTATTTGGATCATCTGCTCCTACAAAATTAGCGATGTAGAAATTTTTAATTTCCTCATCGCTCTTTTGTCTGCTTAGTTTTTCAAACCAATACTTGTCTTTTCTTTTGTTGAATGATTCTACTGATGCTCTAGATTTACCTGCATATTTGTGATAGTCATAATTAGATTTGCTGAAATGATTTTTCAAAGCAAGGTATTGTTTATAAGCATCAAAGGGAGTCATATCAAAAGTTTTGCTCTAGAAGTTCTTTTCAAAAAGTTTAAATTAATAGCATCACATTTAATTTTTTCCTTCAATGGTTTGCTGATTAATTTGCCAACAGAATCAACTTCAATATTGTTCTGATCACAGTAATGAATTATAGCATCAATATAATTCATATCTTTATTAACCTTAACAAGTTCTTCTATGATCTGAGAGAACTTTGCTTGGCATAAGAATTTTGATTCTAATGCTGATTTTAATTTACTTTCCATATTCCTTTAGTTTTGTTTCTATAAAATCCTTAATATAGTTTGAAAGAAGTTTGATGTATTTCATTTTATCATACTCCTCATAGACTACACAATCACCATCTTCACATGCCATTAGAATGACAAGTTTTTTAACAGGAATATTAGTCAGCTCATAGAACATGCAAGCATATGCTGCTGCTTGAACAAAGTAATGTTCAATCCATTCTCTGGGTTTTGCTTTCTTTGAGGTTTTAAAGTCAATGATTGCTAGCTCACCATTATATTCAGCAATGCAATCTACTGTACCTGCTATGCCTAATTGCTTACTGTATAATGAAGACTCAAGTGCATAGATATTATTTATCTTGTTTAGTTCAGGATTAATTATCCTAAACAAGTGTTTAGAAATAAGAGACTTTTCAGGAAGTTCTGGAATGTTAAGAAGATAATTTTCAACCATGCTGTGCAAATCTGTGCCTCTGCTGGTTGCTTGTTTGTTAATTTTGTTTGCTTCCTCTTCTCCTACTCTCTTTCTCCAGTCCTCAAAAATATGTCTATTGTGATGACTAGTTACAGATGTGATGGAGACAAGCTTTAGAAGTTCATCTCCATTAGGGACTTTATAGTATCTTACACCATCAATAGTCTCCCTCTGTAATTGAGGGAGACTAATATTCACATGATTAAACATCAAAAACCAGCTGCCATTTTATTAACAATATAAGATTTTACAAGACCAGATCTTACAATGTCCTCAACTCCAAACTCAATGGTTTCAAACTCAGGCATTCTCTGAATAATTTTCATGAAGTCCATGATACCATTGCGTTCATTTGTTTTTGTGAGGTCTGATTGTGTGGCATCACCACAGAACATGATTCTTGAATTGTCCCCAACCCTTGTAATTATACTATCAAGTTCATGGAAGTTCAAGTTTTGACACTCATCAACAATAATGATGGAGTTGTCTAGAGTAGTTCCTCTAATAAAGGAGGTGCTCCAGAAAGTAACTGTTTCCTGAGACTTTAGATTGCCATAGAGCATTTCAAACTCTGCATCAGTTGGCATCTCAAACATGTACTTAACCATGTTCTTGTATGGGATCTGATACAGAGCAGACTTATCATCATGATCCCCAGGAAGGAAACCAATTTCTCTAGTGGCAACAAGAGATCTAACAACCACAATCTTTTGATATGGAGTAATCTCACTTAGAACATCTTTGAGTGCAAGATAAAGTGCACAAAATGTTTTACCAGTTCCTGCACATCCATATACAAACAGATGTTTATCTGAGTTGTATGCTTCAAAAAGTTTACTTTGATTCTCTGTTACAGGAGTAATATCTAAGAGAAGATCACTATTAATTGGTTTTCTTCTCTTCATTTGTTTTGCAGTCATGCCAATTCCAATTGGCTGCAAATCATTGCCTCTTCTTTTTCTTGCCATTAGATTTTCTTTACACGTGAACCAGGAGCTTTACTTGCCTTAGCAAGTACATCATTCCAACCAGGATTTTTAGAGACCAATTTATTTCTCCAGTCTCCTACTTCTCCTGGACTTGCACAACCTTCAGACCAATCCCTTCTCCATTCTGGATTGTCTTTATACCATTGAGTAATATCATGAACACTCATTTCTACTACTCTTTTTTCTCCTGTCTCAACATGAACAATAGGATAAATCGCCATAGATTATATCAGAATGTAAAGATATTTATTCAATAGTAATGGATGGTGCATCCACACACTCAGGACAGTTTTCAGGTTCCCATCCAAGTGCTTCTGCAACAGAAGGGAACTGACAAATAAAGACACATCTAGCTGCCTCTGCAATGTCCATATGCTCTTTCTGTGTGCCATGAGCAGATCTAAGATTGATATAATGAATCCAAGATCTACAAGAACCAGTCATATAAATTCTGGTAGGTGTTGCCAAAGGAAGAACAAACCTTGCACATTCCTTTGCAACTCCTGCCTCAAGCATTCTCTTGTAGAGATTGTTAGAATGTTTAAACAGTTCAGCAATTTCTGTTTGAAACTTGAGCTTCACATAGTCACCAAGATCATCAGTAGAATTTTGACGATTCTTGGTATCTTGTTTGCGAAGATCTGGAATAGGAATATTCTCAGTGATTAGATTTGTGTCTGCATACCTCTGTGAAAATTCTTGAAATGTGAAGCTTCTATGTCGAAGCACTTGTGCTGCAATGCCACGAGTAGTTTCAATCTCAAGAGTCATAGTAGACTGTTCAAAAACAGACCAATGATTATGCTTAATACAATAAGCAAGCAACTTGGCATAGTTTTCATTGTCTTGATTCGCAGGATTGCTAACTCTAGCAATGTATGCCATTGTTTTTTCTGCATCTGGAGTGACTGAAATTAGTTTAACTTTCGAACTCATCTTGTTCTCCTTTCATATGTTTTAGTAGAAGTGCTTTTTGAGCAAGTTTTTTTGCTTTCCTCATGTATCTGAGTTCCTTCTCATCATACAACCAAGGTTGTTTTAAAGCAACCTTAGAGAGTCTTATGGCGTCTTGAAACTTCATCAAAACACCTCATCATAATCTTCAGTATAAGGAGTAACCATTGCTCCTTCTTCTGTTGAGATTTGCATAGGAGGTCCTTCTACTTCATGCTTTAAAGATTGAACTAGAAGTTCCATGTTTCTAACAATCATTCTAACTTTTTCTGTGTCCATGAGAACTAGTATTCTCAAGAAATTATAGACAAAAAAAGGGGGGAAGTCAATCCCCCCTTGAAATTATTTCATTGCCATTGCAAGTTGTGCTTGCTGCAATCTTTGTTGCTTTTCAATTTGTTTTCTAATTACTTCTAACCAGTTCATTGTGCTACCTCCTGATTTTTACAAGAACGATAGGCAACACCACGATAGGTGTTAGCAGGATGTGCTGGTGCATGTGTCTGTGAATACCACTTACGATACTCTTCTTTAGGTACATCAGTATTATACTGACAACCTCTATAGGTTGCTTGTGACATGGATTTGCTCCTTTACTATTGTAAAAGTGCGTTCCTTCGGTATCCCTACTTCCGTTTGCTATTTGCAAATAGCAAATGAACGTGTTTTATCTATAAGAATAATTTTGTAAAATTTGATACAGTTTTAATCTCTTTGTCTCCAATCATCTGGTTTTTCTCTACCATCAGTAAAGAAGTCTACAATTTCATCTACATTATTAAATCTACTGACACCAAATCTTTCGTTTCCTGTACCACCAATGTCAAGTTGATTTAAAAAATCGTCCATATCTCCCTCCCTCATATCAGGATTTTCTGCCTTTCTTCTTGCTTGTCTGAGAATTGTAGCAGCAGTCCTATTTACTTTGGACAACTTCTCTGCCCATATCATATCCTCTAAACTTACTTCTTCATGGTTTGAAATTTTTTCACAGATTGATTCTAAGCGAAGACGATATTGAGTAGAGAGCATATGTAGTCTCCATATAGGGTTATTTAGCATTTACCTTTCAATGTAACTCAAGGTGTGGCTTTGGGCATAGAGTTGTTGGATGATAATATCACATCCAATTTTGGGGTTACAATCCCCACAAGTGTAAACATCCACAGCTGCTTTACCTTCTTCAGGCCAAGTATGAATACTGATATGACTTTCAGACAGCAAACAGATTACAGTAACTCCTTGAGGTTCGAACTTTTTTGAGATAGTCTGAACCACAGTGGCACCACTAGCAGATGCTGCATTTTCAAGCAAATCTATAAGACAATTTTCATCATCAAGTAAAACAAAAGAGCAACCATACAAATTCAATAAGTAATGTTTGCCCATTATTTTTTCTTTCCTTTTGGATTGGATTGATATGTTTTTGGATTTACTGTTCCATCAGTCCATTTTATTTTTTGAATGGACCCTTTCCCAAAAGTATCATAGTAATTATCAAAAACTTCAACAAAAGAATTTGCTTGAACTATGTCATACTTTTTAATTTCATTTTGTAAGTAAGTAACTAAGTAAGAATTTCTGGGAAGTGTTTTGTCTTTAGACAAAGAAGAGTCACAATCTTTATGAATGATCTTCATTTTTTCACCTCCCAAAAATCATGAAGAAAATACTATTTCAGGAAATGCATCTTGCACTACTGCTTTAGTAATTTTAAATCTTTTGTGAATTTGTTTATCTTTCATTAGACAAACCAATTCTGCTTCAGAAGCATGTAGTCCTTCTAGAAGCTGGATGAACATGACTTCTTTTCTCATTTTGGTGGTGTTTGTAACACCCTTCACAAAATGATTAAACTTTTGCCATTCATGCAAAAGTTTAGTGTGCTCTGTATCTACAGGAGCATCATTAGGGGTATATGGAACTTCACCATCAGGAAGATCTGATTGTACTCTATCCTCAAAGTTCCAAATTAAAACTGCTCTAAGAGCAGGACTATCATAGTGTCTCAGTATTTCTATCTTTTCGTCTCTTGTCTTAGCATTAGAAACTCTTTGAATAACTTCAGACACCAATTGATTTGGTGGCAATTTCATAAGTAAACTCCATTTAATTAATCTTCAGGTTCTTCATCCTCCATATCACCTTCAAATCTAAAGGCAATAATTTCGTCAGGAATAACATTTCCATCTTCATCATACATTTCAGGATGTAATCTAGCAATTTGTTGAGACCAAGTGTGTTCTCTATAAACCCACCCAACTAATCCTCCAACAACTAATGACATGAGGAAAAACATCACAGAAAAAACTAGGGTAACTGCTATCATTGACCTACTCCTTATTTTTGAGGGTTCCTTATGTTTAAGGAAAAGTTAAAGGAGATGGTTACTTCCCTTTTAAAGAAGGAAACCATCTTCTCAAAATGAAATGAAAATGTTTTCTTTTCTGGTTTCCTCCTTCTTAAAATAAGTTCAACTCCCCTGTTAATTTCAGGGGCATCTGCATTATTTATAGGTGTCATCAAAGAAGAGAATTTTCTGAAAGGTATCTTACTGTATCAGAACACCCACCAAGATGCTGTTCTCCCATGATTACTTGAGGGAAAGTTGATCCCTCACCAAACTCAGCATAAAACTCTTCTCTACTAAAATCTGTACCCAATTCATAACAGGTAACTGGATATCCTTTTTTGACGCTTAGATCAGAAAGGACTACTTTAATTTTGTCACAATAAGGACAACCTTTTTTACTGTAAACTGTAAAAGTCATATGTTTAAATTCTAACTGGATGTGGTCTACGTTTATCTGATTTTATAGCACATAACCAAGCAGTTGTCACTGCTATGTTATCTTCCCACCAATTAGTTTCCATTCTAAATTCCTGGAATCTAATTGAAGTGTTCCTAATAAATTGTGCTTTATCTGCTCTAGTATAATACCAAAAACTATTTTGATTCCAAAAACTTACATGGGTTGGATCTTGCCAAGCACCCCTACCATCAGTAGAAGGAACTTCAATAAATGCCCAACCACCATCACAAAGAACTCTATAGATCTCACTCATGGATTTGATAGGATCCTTTAGATGTTCAAGAACATGACTAGCATTGATAACTCCCACACTATTGTCTGGAAGGGGAATGCCATCATTAAGATCACAAATAATATCAGCATTACATTGATCAATTGTTACATATCCTGGTCTTGGATACAATCCACCACCAATATCAACCTTCATCAAACCTTTAAGATCTGCATCTCTTTCAGCAAGTGCTTGTCCATACTGATGGAACAACTCAAATGTTTTAATTTGAATGTCATCAATTCTTTGAGTCTGAGTATTGTTGTTATCAGGAAGCCATCTATAGTAATAAAGAATTTTATCTATAAAATGAAACTTAGTATTTAAATAAGATCTAATGACCAAATCATGATCATCACATATATTTAAATCTGGATTATGACCTCCAAGTTGATGATAGAAACTTGTTCTCCAAGCTCTAACATGATCTGGGGCATACCAAATAATACCAATACTATGACTGGTAGCAGGAAACATATCAATCTTCATGAACTGTTCCCCCCTAAACTCCACCCATTTATGAGTCCATCCATTTGCAGGATTCCAGGGAATTTTGTAATCATCTCCCCTCATATCATAGAGAAGATCTTCACTGTAAGCAAACCCAACTTCAGGATCTTGAAATGCTTTATTAAGTTCTTCAAGACAATCTAAAGACAGAAGATCATCATGATCTACCTCAACAAGAACATCACCTTTTCCTAAAAAGAAAGCTTTGTTTTTAATAAATCCTACATTTGGATTTGTAATTCCAGTATGTATTCTAACTCTAGAATCATCTTTGATTTCCTGAGGGATGTGATGGATTCTACAATCGCCATTCAAATACAGAACCCATTCCCAATTTTGATATGTTTGATCTCTAATGGTTTCATAGAGTTCATAAAGGTATGGCATGTTTTTAGAGCTATGCTCTGGAGTAATGATACTAAATTTGTGATCAATCATATCAATCAAAAAAGAAAATGTGAAATAGTCTTGAGTCTTCTATAGTTGTTCCAAAATATTCTGTGGCAGCATGAATTGATTTGGCATCAAACAATACTAATCTATTAAAAATATTTCCAACAGTATCAACTAATCTAAATTTAGTTTTATCATAAAATCCTCCAGAAAATGCTTGTTCTGAATTTGGATCTGACTCATGCCTTACTCCACTTTCATGAGCATAAAAGGATGTGCCACATTGATATGGAGCGTCAGGTGTTAAGTATACCATGCCAGCCCAAGTTTGTCCATCCCAGTGGTACACTAAAGAATCTTGTGGAGTACAATATTGAAATCTACCACACATTCCATGGCTTTCCCACTCAGTTATTTTTCTACCCATAATATCTTCTATTGATCTTTTTGTTCCAGGAACAAAATGTTGATCAATAGTTCTTCTACCTTTATACCATTCAGATTGGTCTTCATATTGTTGCTGTAAAGCATACTGTCTTACTGCATAAGGATCCGAATAAAAATTATCAACAATCCATATTTTTTTATTATAAAGTTGATTTATTGTACTAGTTGGTACGAATTTCATTGTTATATTTTTGTAGTTGTTGCTCTGCTATTCCCCTTAAAGTCTCTAAGTACTCACCACTATCATAGTAACAATTATTATCAATTAAAAACATAAACTCTGGAAATGGATTTTTTCTTTCTTCACTCATAAGATAATTAATCATTCCTATTGCTGTGGTAGCATCTCCTTGCTCTAAGCAAATTTCAATTAATCTGACTATATGTTCATTCCTTTTTGGACAAAACTTTCCAGATCTATTAAAGAATTCAATAGAGTCTTCTAAGTTTCCCAACTCTTTAAATAAAATTCCACAGCAATACATAGCAAAGTATGAAAGTTCATCTAATTTTACTGGAGTTGAAGTTTGTTTATATCCATCATGATGATGACAAACATATTCATAAAAATAATAAATTGCTCTTCTAGCAAATTCATCTTGCTGGGAATTTCCTAAAGGAAACTCTTTACAATAATGAGCATCAAAATAACTTTTTCCAATGTACCAAAAATGATAATTATCCTTTAAGATAGAATTTTCTCTTATCATCTGCTCTTCTAATTTTAGAGCATCACTTACATACTTAGTTGGAGACTGATAACTTTCTCCATCCCTTGTCCCAATATGTCTAAAAGATAAAGGCAAATTTACTCTTTGAAAATCCTCTCCAATTCCATCCATTTCAAGAGAAATTGTTTCATGAATTATATCATGATTGAACTTCCAGGGCAATTTTGCATTCCAAATCCAAGCACGATAATAAGTAAGTCCAGGAGAAATAGAGGGGACATGAAAACTTTGAATAGAAGTATCATTAAATATTGACCAATCAAAATTTTCATCCACCTCCATATATTCATCACAATCCATCTTCATAATCCAATCACATCCATGATTTATGCTCAAACATTTTTGAAGAAGATGATCTCTATTCCATCCAAAACTAACCCAACCTTCTTTAACTTCATAAATGAATCCAGGAACTTTATGTTCATTAAAAAATTCTCTTACTATTTCTGGTGTTCCATCAGTTGATCCATTGTCCTGAAACACCCAATAATCAATATACCTATAGCAAGATTCCAACATCCTTCGAATGTTTTTTGCTTCATTCTTGAACATTGTGATCATTACAATTTTAGTAGTTTTATTCATAAAGATCTTTTTTTAATTAGTTCTAAAATTTCTGGATTATATTTTTGATCATTGTAAGGAGAATATAAAGCTCTAGTTCTTGTTTCAATATTTTTTGGGGGATCTGTTAGATAATAAAATGCTATACTCTTCCTATAAACACCTTCTGGACAAGTTAATGGTTCTGGAAATCCATGCCATGAGTTTTGAGTTGTATCAAATATCACAGCCCTATTAAAAGCATTTTCAATAGCAACTCTTTTATCCTTTGCCCTATTAACTCTTGTGTCATGAGTCCAAAGTTCTAATGCACCTCCCCATTCTGGATTCCAATCCTCAGACAAATATAAAATTAAATTTAATTTTCTTTGTAGTTTTAATTTTGGATGAATTGAATAATCCAAATGAACATTTAATTTACCACCAGTTCCATGAATATGCCACCCAGCTCCATGAAGACCTATATCTGGATAAAGTTTTTCAATGCCAGTAAGACTCTTTAATTTACCTACAAAATCAGCAGAAGCCAAGTACATAAAAAATTCATAAGTTTTTGAAGGGAATTCCCACCAATCATTACAAGTTTTTTTATTTTCTAGTGGATTATTATAACAATACCACTTTGGATAATTGTAGTCCATAAATTCACTAGACAATTGCCTAGCAACATCTATAGGAGCAAAGTTATCAATAACCCAATAATCAAAAGGTTCTTTCATTAGTATCTTGTATTAAAGAAAAATGTTTGAAAAAGTCTTCCAGTATTCATATCAGATCCAAAATAATCAACAGAGGCATGATAAAGATTACCAGGATATAAAATAAGTCTATTATAAACATTACCTATTCTATCAACAACTTCCCATTTTGTATAATCATACGCATCTTCTCCATGATCAGCAGGTCCAGAAGATTTTCTTTCTCCAGATGCTTTATGTCTATACAATGCAGTTCCCCCACTTAAAGGAGGATCTGGAGTCAAATAACAAACTCCAGCCCACATATTATTGTAATCAGAATGAATCCATGTCCTATCAATAGATGTACATAATTGAAATGCTCCTGTATAACTATTACCCTCAGCATCAACTAACCAATCAGTTACTCCCCCTGCAGCATGAGAGACTAAAGCATTAATAACTTCCTTAAGACTATCACTGAGAAATGATTTAGTTCTAAGACCAGGATAATTTCCTCTTACCGAAAACTCTTGAGATAAGGCAAATGCTCTTACATCATCTGGATTATCATAAAAATCATCAGCAATAATAAGATTAACTCTCATTCCAATAAGCTCCAGTTCTAGAACAATACTTAATATTTGGATCAATCATATGAAATCTATCCCATCCAGGTTCATTTTCTGCAACTCTTTTGCCATGAAAATATTCCCCAATATGATTGACCATCATACCACCCTCTGAGGTTTTTAATAGTCCAGCTCCAATACCATATTTTCCTGCTAAGTATTGAGCAATTACAGACTCTGATGGGTTATATCCAGTTTCCTCTAATATTGGTTCCTTTGCAATCCATGCTGGATATAAAGACATTAGCATCCAGAAATATGGAGTTGCTTTTTCATACCTATAATTTTTAAAAATTACATCATCTTCCTTTGCCCCAATATCTTCAACCTCATGAGTATACCAATTGTTTCTTTTCAATTGAATTTGAGATAATGTATTGTCTTGCTGAAGAAGTTCAATTAAATCCAATACTTTTAATGGGTACATTACTTCAACATCATCTTCGTGATGGAAGATATAATCATAATCTCTTTCTTTAACTAAATCAAAAAGTTCTTGCCAAGTTTTTGTAATGCCTTTATTTTCTTCATGAAAAATAATTTCATTATATCCATTAGAAATAACAAACTCTGCTAGTGAGTCATTATCTCTTCCTGTTGGATAGTCATCAATAAACAAATGATGAACATCCAATCCACTGAAGTCTAACTTTTTATTTGCCTCAAATGTTTTCTTAAGGAACTCTACTCTGTTGGTAGAGAAAACTACATGAAGTAACTTCATTATGATTCCATACTATCTGTATTATGTATCTTGATATGATTATGCTTCTTTGCACAGACACCTCGTGCATATGCTCTAGTAAGACTGTTTACATTTGAACAAGGTTTTCCCCCTTCACCACAGAAAGGACACTGTGAATCTGGAGGATCATCTGGATACTTAAACTTACTCATACTAACACAGGTTCTCCTTGACCTTGTGGGATGTATAAGTCTTGTGCAGGAGGAAGTCCTTGTTGTCCTGGGAGTTGTTTATCTGTAGTAGACTTAACATCAATAACTTGATCCATAATAAATCTATGCCTACTATAGGATCTACTTGTAGATTCAAAAGATACCATCATTATAGCATCATTAATATCTGCACAGTGGCAAATAACTTTACCAGTCCTATTGTCTGTCACTATCCAATACTCGTTCATTATCATAATCCTTTTTGTCAGTATAATCTTTTTTTGGATTCCTGTAAAGTCCAGGCCAGGTATCTCTTATAATTTCTGCTAGTTTATATGGAGTTTCTGAAGTAATCATATCGACTAAAAAGGGGGTGTTTCCACCCCCAAATTGAGTAGGTTTATATTATCTATCAACCAATTGCAGGTGCAGTGAGAGCAACAGGAGTTGCTTCAATAGCAGCAAGGTCTAGTGGGAAGTTGTGTGCATTTCTTTCATGCATAACTTCAAAACCAAGGTTAGCACGATTGAGGATATCTGCCCAAGTAGGAATAACACGATTCTGACTATCAATCAATGATTGATTAAAGTTAAAACCATTGAGGTTGAATGCCATGGTGCTAACACCAAGAGCAGCGAACCAGATACCTACAACAGGCCAAGCAGCGAGGAAGAAGTGAAGCGAACGGGAATTGTTGAAGGAGGCATACTGGAAGATAAGACGACCAAAGTATCCATGAGCAGCAACAATATTATAAGTCTCTTCTTCTTGACCAAACTTGTAACCATAGTTTTGTGATTCATTTTCAGTAGTCTCACGAACTAGAGAAGAGGTGACAAGAGATCCATGCATAGCAGAGAAAAGAGAACCACCGAAGACACCAGCAACTCCCAGCATGTGGAAAGGATGCATAAGAATGTTGTGTTCTGCCTGGAAAACAAGCATGTAGTTGAAAGTTCCTGAAATCCCCAAAGGCATCGCATCAGAGAAGGATCCCTGACCGAAGGGATAGACCAGAAAAACTGCGCTAGCAGCAGCAACGGGTGCTGAGTAGGCAACACAAATCCAAGGACGCATACCAAGTCTGTAAGAAAGTTCCCATTCACGACCCATGTATGCATAGATTCCAATCAGAAAGTGGAATACAACCAGTTGAAATGGTCCACCATTATATAGCCACTCATCAAGAGAAGCAGCTTCCCAGATGGGATAAAAGTGCAAGCCAATGGCGTTGCTTGAAGGAACTACAGCACCTGAAATGATGTTGTTTCCCCACATAAGTGAACCAGAAACAGGTTCACGAATGCCATCGATGTCCACAGGAGGAGCACCAATGAATGCAATGATGAAACAAGTTGTTGCAGCTAGCAAACAAGGAATCATCAGTACACCAAACCAACCAACATAAAGGCGGTTGTCCGTTGAAGTAACCCACTGGCAAAACTGTTCCCAGGGATTAATAGTAGATTGTCTTTGAGCAATTGTAGCAGTCATTTTACTTTAAAAAGAAATAAGTACGAGTATAGGGATTACTCCTTTACTGATTTCCTTCACTACCCTCAAGTGAAGGTAAGATGAGGGATGCTTTACTTCTCTTGATCCCGGTTTGAGAAGAACAAATATTAAGGATCTGTTACATTCCTTAACTTGTTGTTATATTTATCATACCACATGTAACAATGCATGTCAAGCATCTAAATATAGGAGTAGAATAAGTACTTCTAATGGGAAAGCCCAAGAATAAAAAGGGAAAGTCTGCTAATGCTAAGCAGAACTCTGGAAATGCTACTGCAAAAAAAGCAAAGAATGGTGGAAAGAAAAAATGAGGTATTATGCCAAGAGAATGGAACACTCCAATTCGTGAACCTTGGAATCCTGTAATTAAAAAATGTCTTGATGCAGTAGATGAACACATCAAGACATATGTGAAAACAGGAGATGACTGGCACTTATCACAAGCAGAAATATTAAGAAAGTATGTAAAAGATTTGAAAGTTTGGATTCATAAAGAAGAGGGAAGGGAATAAATAGTTAGGAAACATTATACAGAACAATGAAGAAAGTACTATTAATTCTTTCATCATTATTCTTAGTTAATCCTTTAAGTGCTGCTGAAATTACATCAAGAATAACTGACTCTGTACAACTTAAGGTTGATGCTGCAGCTTCACAAGCAATCAGAGTTGGAGGTCAGTACTCCGTCTCAGGAACAAATATTCAATCTTCTACATTTGGTGGTGTAGGTGGTGCTGGAACTTATAGCATTAATACTGCTGGTCAAGCATTTACATTTTCAGAAAGTATAATTGATGCAGATACCACTCCTGCATCTGTATCAACTGGAGCAATTGCACCTTATGGAAATATTACCTCTACTGCTGCTGGTTCTGCTGGAAGCCTTGCTGGTTCTCTGTCAGGGACTGGGGTTCCTACAGTAACTGCTGGTGGTGCTGGAACCAGTGCAACTGCACAACGTAGTATTGAACTGAGCGTATTTAAATGAAACATATAACTCCCGTCTTGCTGCTTGCAGCGGGATTTATATCTCCCTGTTATGCAGAGCAAGTTGTTCCTAACTTCACCAGAGGAACCATCACAGCAACCACAGAATCAACTACAAGAATTGTAGAATCAATTCGTCAGATTGAATATACAACTGGCACATCTTATACTGTAACTGGAACAAACATTAACATTCCTGGCACTCCAGCCCCTGGAGCAAATTACACCATCCAAACCCAAGGTGCTCCATTCCAGTTCAGTGAAACTTACCTTGGACCTGGAGTGGCAAAAGAAACATGGATAGATCGAACTACAGAATCAACCTCTGTTACAAACTCGGTGTCTGTCTTTACTCAATGATGTTGCCAGCAATGGCACAGCAAGCACCATCAAATACAAACATAGCAGGACCTTCTGCATCTGCAACTGGAAATGTAACAAACCAGGCAGTTCAGGTGTTGCAAGGTCCTTATGCTGTAAACACTTATGGTAATGGAGTTTCTTGTCAAGGTCCAACATTAAGTGTTGCTCCATTTGTTTTAGCTACTGGAAATGGAAATGATGATCCAGAAAGTTTTAAATCATATAGTGGAAATGCTGGAATTAGTATGGGGTTTAATTTTCCCTTAGATGGATCATTACAGGAACTTTGTAAAGAAAGAGCAAGAACAGAAATTGCTAGACAAAATGCAGAAGCAGCAAAAGCAAGACTTGATTTTGAATTAGTAAGATTGTTAAAGTGTGGTGAAGCGATTAAGGGTGGAATATCTTTTCATCCAGATTCTCCCTATGCAAAAGTTTGTGCTGATGTAGTAGTGAGATACCCACAAGCTTCTAAATAAAAATAAAAAATGTACATTGTAAAAAGAATTGCTTTTATGAATGAAGTTTTGTATTTTGAAGAAGATACAAAATGGACTCCAGATAAATCAAAAGCAAAAGAATTTGAAACAAAAAAAGAGGCAATCAAATCTTCAGATGCCACTGGATTATATGAATTAATTTTAGAAAAAGTATAATGTTTAAATTAGTAGAATTTCTGGCAAATAGTCCTGTTTGGTTGGGACTTTGTGGATTTGGTGTTATTGTTCTGCCAATCATAGGAATACAATACATACACAGAAACAAATGATACATAACTTTCCTTGGGGAGTTTTTACAATTTTATCTTGTGGATTAACATTTACTGCATATGTAATCTACTACATATTAAAGTTAGCTAATGAGGAAATGAAAGATGAAGCAATTAAGTCTGATTCTGTCAATCACAAGTCTGACAATTAGTGGGGCACTTTGTTATGGTGCTTATGTGACATACAAAAAAGCAGAAGCAATTCTTAATAACCCAGAACAGTTTGTTGGTAAGGTTGTAGAAAACCAAGTCAATAAAGCATTTGAAAAACTACCTATTCCTAAACTAAATACAGAGAAGTTTAAATTACCATTCTAATGGCTGACAAAGATCCTTATATCTATAGAATACGCTCAGTTCACAAGGTAGTAGATGGTGACACTATTGATGCTGACATTGACTTGGGTTTTGATATCTCCCTTACTAAGCGAATTCGTCTTGCTGGTGTCGATACCCCAGAGAGTAGAACAACTGATCTCAAAGAAAAAGCACTTGGTCTTGAAGTTAAAGAGTGGCTTAAAAAAAATCTTGAAGGTAAAAAAGAAATATTAGTTAAAACAGAACTTCCAGATAGCACAGAAAAGTATGGCAGAATTCTTGGAAGGTTATTTGCTGATGGTGTATGTCTTAATGATCGTATGATTGCTGAGGGATATGCTTGGGAATATGATGGTGGAACAAAGAAAAAAGACTTTGATCTACTAAAAGCAAGGAGAGATGAAAACAGTCATAGTTGAACTATTAATTCTCATGAGACTCCTAACTCATGATGGAATAATGTTAGACAAAAGAAGACCTCTCCCCAAAAGACAACCACCAGAAGTGATTAGATTTATCAGAAGACCAGCAAAAAAGGGAAGAAAAATATTTTATTATTTTGAGTGAAACTTCTTGTATTGTTCTTTCTTTTCTTTCTTCTGTTCTTTCTTGAGTAACTTATTGACTTTCTTGAGAGACTGACTTTTTTCAAAAGCAAAGAATATCTGAAGTTCATAAGGGGTAAGATCCTTGCTAAGAAGTTTCTTACCCCTTACAAATAGTTGTTCTACTATAGGTTTCATTCTCTTTACCATCCATTCCACCAAAGATTTGCCAATAAGAGCCGCAGCAACAGAAGCAGTAGCAGTGGTGCCAGCAAGTATAACCTGTTCTTTTGGAGGAATTGGAACTTGTCCAATGATAGGCACTTCAATGACTGGAACTCCTAGGTTATTAGTTTGTGTATCTTGATTGGGAACAACCAGATTATCCTGGGGGGGTTGAATAAGTTGGGGAAGTTGAGGGGTAGGGGTATCTGGAAGTCCTCTGGGTTTTTCTTCTTTCCCTTCTTGTTCTTTTTGCTTTTCTGCCTTTACTGCCGCATCAAATTCTTCCTGTGTTGGAACATTAATCACAGGATATTTTATAGAAGGGTCTGGTGCTTGAAATATAGGAAGTGCCAGACCCCTTGTTATAGGGAACTCAAACTTCTGAGCGGGTAGTTGCTCTACTGTAGTCTGGGGAATCCCCTGGATCACAGTTGGGGCAACCTGCTGTTGAGGTATCTGAGACTGCAATATCTGCTGGAGGTTCTGGTTCTGGAGTGGGCTCAACTGCTGTGACTGCAGGTTCGGGATCTCGTTTGGCATCCTCTGGTCCTTCTTTCTTCATGGTATTAATGCCAAAAGTTGCTGCAGATGCAGTAAACACTGTAGCAATAAAAGTTGGGTCCATCTTTGAAAGCATACCAGCATAGCTAGCTGTTAACAAAGCAGCACTCCAACTCAAAATGGCAATACGAATAACTTGTCCCATAGCTCTTTCTTTTTTATTTAATGAATCAGCCATTGAATTTAAAATAATGGTGGACTCACTTGAAAAATAATTACTCTTGGCTATTTAGGATTTAGAACCTAAATTTAACCTTTCCTGCAATTGAGTTGGTTGTAACACCATCACTTAAACCATGAGATCCCTCAATAAATAACACTTCTTTATAATCTACTGATGCTGTAACTCCATAAGAACTATCAGTACCATAAGCACCTTCTACACTAACACCAAAGAGATTGTTTTTCTTGCCTCCAAACCTGGTTTCAAGTTTGAGACCCGCTTCACCAACGTGTGTAGTTTGATTAAACTCACCAACACTTCTTGCAGACTGAATAGAACCAGTTTCATTGTAAGCATTTCGTCTTACATTTTGAACAGTATATCCAATAAATGGATGTAACCATTTTGCAAGATGTAAATAAAGACGATTACTTACCCACCACTCAGTTCCAGATGTTTCGCCAGCATTATTAAAGACACCTTCTACTGTTCTGTTGTACTTATAGTTGCTGTTTGCAATTGCAGCATTTGTATTCAGAGTGAGTGTATTACCTCTCAATTCACTGAATACACCAAAGTGATCTTTAGTCTGTTGTGTACTTGAGTCAACACCATTAAGGTTTATGTTGACTCTATTATACTGGAAACCAACAGTCCAACCTTTGGTTGCATCAAACTCAAATCCACCACCGAAGATCTTGGAATCAGCAGTATATCCATCAGCATTATAGGACTGAACGAATCTGTTGTTCTCAAATACTCTTAATCTTTGCTTACCTGCGGTTGGTTCGTGATTCAGAAGTCCATTGATACCATCATTGATTCCATCAAGAACTTCTAACTGATCTACACGACCAAAGTAGTAATCATAAGAATCAGATACCGCAACAGATTCAGATGATGTATAAGTATATGTTGGTGTTCCGTCGATTACGGTTGTTGTACCATCAGCATAAACAGTTGTGGTGACTGGAGTTGTAGTTGTAGTCGTAACCATTGGAGTGGTTACAGTTGTCACCATTTGCTTTTTGATTTGTTGTTTCCCACTAGATTCACTTGCTTCAAAATTATATGCTTTAGTTGTAACTGCTGGAAGTGTTTGTGATGCAGCAATTGCAGAAGAAACAGAAGGAGCAATTGTTGATGTATAGTTCAGAACTGTTCCAGTTACTTGTGAACTTGATGTTCCGTTAGATGTGGATGTGGTTACAACTGGAGTTCCATTTGATGTGGTTGTAGAACCATCAGAATATGTGGTGGTTGTAACTGGAGTTGTAGTTGTGGTAGTTGTTGTAACTGGAGTTGTGGTTTCTACGGTATCAGTATAGTTCTGAACTACGCCATATCCATTACCATCAAGATTGCTTACATTATAAGTAACCTGAGCTGTTACTACAACATTTGAAGTTGATGTGGATGTTGTAACTTGGTCAGATGTTGATGTCCCAGTTACTGTTGGGGTAGATGGTGTTGAGTTGTTTGGAGCATTTGGATTATTTGGAGTAACAGCACCAAATGTTTGTCCGTTTTTGAGAGTAGTTCCTGGTTGACTATCAACTAAAAGAACTGGTGATAGTGCAGTATCCCCAAGATTAAATACTGCAAAACCCAATAGATAAGTACCAGTTACATCAACTTGATAGGTTGATGATTGCCATCCAGTAGAACCATAAGTTCCCGTAGAATAATCTCCTGTTCCTGGATTAGTGAATCCCAAAAGTGCATAGTTACCAGTATAGTTATTAACTATTACATTTGGTGTAGAACCAGATCCCTGATAGACAAGAGATGTGATGGAACCATCATTGAAAGGAACATAATCAGTTCCAATATAGTTCCAAGACATTGTATAAATCGTTCCAGCATCAAGATTTACACTTTGAGTTATCCAAGCAGCATTAGTTGGATTAGGATTACCGAGTCCTGATGCTTGTTGATCTTGCTGAAGTTTTGTTTTGATTGCTTGATTTTGAGTTTGTGTAAGTCCTAATGCAGATGTTGCTGCATCAAATGTTACATTACCCATTGGTTGCAACGCAGCACCATAAGAACCATATGGAGAGAATGTCCAAGTTGTTGGAGTTACTGCGGGTGCATAATATGGATTTGGGGATCCATCTTGTTTAGTTGGACTTCCTACTGCAGGGTGCGATGGGGCACTGAATGTTACTGAACCGTTAATTAGGGTAACGCCAGTTCCATTTCCAGTAATAGTTCCATTCGTAAGAGTTCCTGTTTGCGTACCAATATTCCAACCAGATAATGAACCTCCCTCAAAATCTGTACCAGAAATTGTGTCGGCAAAAGTTGCTGTTGGTGCTCCCATCAAAAGAGCAGACGCTACAGCAAGCGCCCTCGTAGCGTAAGACATAAAAAGTCCTCTATGACTCAGTGTGTACTAAACGAAACAAACTAAAGTTGTTTAAAAGTAAAGTATTCACCGAATCACAGAGGACTCGGACTATGTAGATTCAGACCAGTTAAGATCAAGAATCAGTTATGATTGTAACTATTTATCCCTTTTTCCAGGCTTCGCCTTCCGACTTTCTTCTACGAGCAAGACCTGCTTCTACATTTGAACCAGGATTGCGGTAGAGATAAAGAGCGTCGGGAACTAAGTCCCACTCTTTATTCTTCAGGCGTTTAGTAATAGTATTAAAGTTATCACCACCGTAAAAACCGGCACCAAGATTATAAGCAAAGCTGAGCAGAGCTCCTCTTTTTCCATCTGACATTTCACTCCAATGTGGAATTTTTCTGAGTGCAGGAAGAAACTGGTTCTTGCACTGACTGATTAGCAAATCATCTGCTTCTTGTTGGGTGATTGTATCACCAAGTTTGAATGCTGATCCATCTTTCTTACGAGTAGATCCCCATCCAATTGTGATTGGAAGTCCACCAGTAAGAGGATCAGGATATGCCTTTAAATGGCATCCTTCAAACTCTTTGATTAACTTGATTCCCATCATTGGAACATCATCACCACCTGTTACTGAAGCAGAGGTAGCTGCAGCAGCAGGAACTGGTGCAGCATTACCCTTTTTTCCTCTATAGATCTCCGCCCAATCTACATTGTCCTCAAGGAACTTAACTGGGAGGTTATCTTCCAACCATTGAACTGCCTTCACATGGTTAGGGTTCTTCTCATCATAGAATTTGAAGAAGTTATGTAAATCTATTCTTGCCATTGTTTGTTCTCCTATCAATCGAAAATTCTACCCCAACCATCGTTGCCACCTGGACACCAACGATGCTTGAGAACTGCTTTAGTATAAATGGTTTTCTTACCATTTGTCACAG